ATTTTAGAACAAGAAAATAAAAGAGCTGAATTCAGATTCAAGCTCGGTGGAGATCTGATTTTTAAAATTTCAGATAATGGTAATGGTAATTCTCTAGAAGTTGCAAATGATACTTCAGGACCTAAGAAGTATACTGATATTGGAAATGCTAGAAGTGTAGTTTATGATATCACCACTGGAACTGCCGTTGGAGAAGGGACACCAGGTTTCAAAAATTATCAGATTGCGAATGAAATTCAATTTGATAGAGATAAATATCCAGATCAGAAACCTTGTAAAAGAGGTAGTCAAGGACAGTCAGCATTGGCCGGTGGAGTATCACTTTATACAGGAAAAAGTTTTTATGTTTTAGATATACCAAGAAATGTAAAAAATCCAAATATCAAATATCCTACAATAAGATTACTTTGTGTCAAAAAATCTTCAACAGAGATGGGTACTGGATTACCAAAAAACAGACGTGTAGATTCTCCTCAAATTAGATTTGGTCAATATTGGTGTGAAAAAGGAAAACCTGGAAAAGGAAAAGGTTGTTACTTTTTAGAACCAAATGGTATGGGTCCGAGAGCGGAGGAGTTTGGACCCGCAGAAAAACAAGTAAGAAGACCAATTGAAATACAATTTAGAATCGGAAACCCATTCGTGTTCAACTCAGTTGATTTCTTACCTCAAGGTCAATCAGAATTTGATAAGAAAATTCAAGAACTAAATGCAATATTCGAGGAACAACCAGATTACAAGGAGTTTTTGAAACAAAATCCAATAAATATACTTGGTTTCTCATCCCGTGATGATGATCCAGAAGGTCCTAGACCAAGTCAGGGTTGGCCATTTAGTCCTTGTTCTAATAGATCAAAAAGAAAAGACTACAACCTTTGTTTATCACAAAAAAGAGCTGAAAGAGTTGCTGAGTTGTTGAGTGCAAAATATCCAGATCTAAAATTCAATCCAAAAGGTATGGGTGAGAATTGTGATAGTGGAAATTGTTGGAAACCCGGTAAGAAGAATCATGACTCGAAGCAAACTGCAATGGACAGACGATTTGAAGTGAAACTTCCCAAGTACACTAGTCAAATTAATTAAAGATATAGATGGTCGTTCTATTTCGACCATACTTTTCATCTGTATATTCTCTAGTCTCGATAAAAACATACTTAGAATCCATCTTGTATTCTGGTGTACCGTATTCTTCTTTGACAAATGATGTTACATTGTCATTACCATATTTAAAACAGTGGTAACCTGTACAAAAATAATCACCATGTGTCAACTCTTTGTAAAGTGAATCTTCATCATGAATAAACATCATATCAGAAATGTTAAGATCATAATGTTGAGTAAGACTATCAATATAAACATCTTCCAGATCATTAATTGATACCCAACATGAAATAACAAAGTCATTCTGAGCAATTGACTGTAGAGAAATAAAAGAGAGTAAGAGGACTAATACGTTTTTCATATTACTAATATACAAAAAACTGTTCAGAAAAAAAAATTATTGTAACTTATTTACAAGTCTATCAATAAATTCTTTGATTGCGGCACCACTCAATGTAATTAGTCCAGAAGAGACTAATGGTTCTATAATATCATTTAAAGTATCACTGTTTACATTTTGGTCTGTTATTAAATTCAACAAAACTGAAAATATTGGTAAGAGAAATGTGTAAGATAATATATCCATACTTCTATAAATCGAGGACCCAGTAATTTTAAGAATATTACTCACTTTAGCTTTCATTCTTTCTAGATATTCAATTGCGGTTTCTAATTCATCCCCCAAAGTTCTTGTTTCAAACCATTCTTTATTAACCTTTAGATTCTGTTTTTCAAAAAATACTATAGAAACTGCCATGATAAATAAAGATGCTATTTGTTCTCTATTTAAAGTAGGAAATTCACCTTGTAAATATTGCGTTACAGGACCTACTAATGCACCAATACCTGCTCCGTAAGTTATTAGGAATCTAAACGAATCTTTCAATTGTTCTTGTGCTGTCTTTAGTATAGATAAAAAAGACTGAAAGTTTTCTTGAGTTGTTGATATAATCTTTTCTTTTGATGATTCAACAATTAAAGTTCTGTACTGAGTTTCTGATATTAATATTTTCATGATCTATTAATATAAATATACATATTTATAAACATATGAAGCAAGAGTCAAAATTAAATCCAGAATTAAAAGTAGGTGACACTATAAGATTGATCCATATGGACGATCCATTCTCACCTATCACTGTTGGTACGACTGGAAAAGTAACGAGAAAAAACAAAGATCCATTTTCTAAAGAAGGAGAATTTATGTATGGGGTTGATTGGGAAAATGGTAGAAGTCTGAATCTTATGCCAGAGGATAGTTGGATGATTGTTGACCAATTATTGGAACAAGTCGGAGGAAATCCTGACAGATATAAAGATATTGTAAATCTCCTAAAGAAATTAAGTGGATCAGACTTAAGAAAATTAAATCAATTTTTATTAGATCTTAGAGACAGCGGAATAACTAACATGTGGGGTGCAGCTCCTTTTATTTATTCTGGAAGAGATTGGATAGAAAACTGGGTCAAAGCTGAAAACTTCAAGAACACAAATCGACTAGAATTACCTGAAGATAATGAAAATTTAGACGAAGTTTTAGATAAGGCCGATGAAATGAGAAACATTATGGCAAGAGGTGCAATGAACGCAGTAAGAAACAGTGAAGATGATTTGAACTTGAATCAGATAAATGACGAACTATTTAAACTAGCCAAAGAAGTTCATACATTCTATATGGAATTTGGAACTTTATTATAAAAAATAAAAAATTATTACAATGATTAGAATAACTGAAGAAGAAAGAAAAATTATTTTGGAAAGTCACAGAGTTGCTTTCGAAAAACAAGTAATGTTACAAAAAACTGATAACTTGACTCCTTTAGAAGAAGAAGATTTAGCCACAGACAAAAAAGGAATTACTGTCGATGGTAAAGGTGATGTAAAGGAGTACACCAATATTGTTAATGAACAAGACGGTAAAGGTTGTGCTGACACCGAAGCTGGATGTATCAGAAAGAAAGATGGTGGTTGGGTTGTAATGAATAATAAGAAAGGAGGTGTTTGGAGAAAATGTGATTCTAAGAAACACTGTGAAGAAATTCTCGACGCTTATCATTCGAATCAATAATTTTTTAAGAAAACTTGATTTTTGAAACTTTTATAGATATTTGTATAAAAAATAAATGTTATGAAAGTTCTCGAAGTAATATATCAGAATTTCGATTCATTTGAAAATTCTATCGAAGTTGAATTTTTGGATGAGGATGAAAATGTATTTTCAGACAAAATCGAATATAATCATTTGATTGATTTTGGTTATGTCGAAGAAGAATTAGAGGTTTTTGATTTCAATGATGATACCGATTGGGAAGAATTCATTGATCAAAACGAAATTGATGTTGAAAATCTCGTTTCATTTTTAAATGAGTATTATACAACTTTTCCCGATAGAATTCCTATCGATTAAAAATAAAAAATATGAGTGGAGTAATAAACATACCAGATAGTAATCAAAAGAGGATCTCAGATATAAAGGGGATGGTGTACTCTCTGCTCGGAAAAGTGTATTTAACAAAACCTACTTTTTTTGGTTTAGATAGTAAGCAAATAATAATTATCGTGAGTCCTACACTCAAAGTCTTACATGTCGGTGCAACTCAAAACAAACTATTGAGTAATTTTCCTCAAAAAGTAGACACTAAATTGGATGCTGAACCAATTATGGATTGGGCTAATGATAATGATTTTGTAATCACATTTGAGGCACCGACTCCAAAACTTAATAGGATATTATATTATAAATTTTCTAGGGTCCTTAACGATTCTTTGAATGAAAAGACTTTTGATGATTATATTGTAGAGTCGAGATTACCTGATAACATAAAAAACAAAGCCTTAGATAATCAGGAATGGTTCAAAACTAATATTATTGAAATATTTAAAAAAATAAAATGAGGGGAAGTCCCCTCATTTTATTATGCACCTACTCTAATAAATTCTAGTTGATAATTACACTTAAAACCAGTGATGGGATCTTCATATTCAGTTGGACCCTCCAGCATCAAATATTCCATACCATCTTCAATGATCATATAACGACGGAGACTGTTAAGAATAGGTGTTACGTATTCGACATTGATTGCAACCCAACGATTAGTGATAAAATCTTGTTGAAGAGTGAAATCATAATCATAGTGCCAATGATCACCTCCATTCTGAAGATAATAACCTGTGTACAATTTATTCCCACTAAAGTGAATACGTGTTTTACCTACTTTCATTGAATCTAGTGGACCTGCTGGGTTGAGATATGAGAAGTCACCGTGGTAGATTGTCGTATCACCAATCTCACTAGTATATACGTTACTACGATTGATGGTGACAGACCGAAGAATATACGTACCATCCAAGGTAGGAAAGGTAGGTTCTGAATATTGGTAACAACCAGTACAAATTGTTGCGACAATGAAAAAAAGAGGTACAATTACTTTGTTAAACATGATATATTTATAGATATGAATTTAAAAACCGAAATTTCCCGTATTAAGGGATTAATGACTGAGGGTGAAAATCAACTTTATAAAGATAAGGAATCAAAGTCTAAAAACAAAATAAAAGAAGAAGAAACTGATGATATGGATGTATCAGATGTGGAATCTGGTTATAACTTCGATTCTGGTGGTCCAGAACAATTCGAAGAACCAGTAGATTTTAGTTTAGATTCACTATTGGGAATAAAACCAGCATATAATTTCGATTCGGATGGTGGTGACGTTGATGTGTATGGTGAAGAAATGGCAGAACAAGAAGATGGTGGAGGAGATACAACAGGTGATTCAGATGCAACTAATGCTGGGATTTCAACTTGGGACAGTGGAGTTTCTAGAGGACCCGCAAATCCTATTGATCAAAATTCTAAATGGCAAGATTCTTATGGTATCACCAGGGGTAAAGGAAATCCTCTTTGGTAAGATATTTATATAAAATATATGACCTACGACCAAAAAATATCAACACAAGTCAGTGAGATGAATAGACTTATCAATTATGATAGGTCTAAAACTCTATTAGAACAAAAACCTGACTCTGTTTCGGACAGAAACCTAGGGATATCAAGGAGAAATGCACGTGCACTTAATATGACTGATAAGGAATATGAAGATAAAATGTACGGTAAGGATTCCTTAGATAATATTAAATGGAATCATGATTTGGCAGGTTACTTAGAAATAGGACTTACAATTGGTGGTATATTAGCTGTTGCTACAGGTGTTGGAGCACCAATAGGGGCTGCTATGTTAGCTGCAGGTACTACTATTGGTGTTGCTGATGCCGCTGCGTATTTCGTTCAGGAAAAAGATCCTTATATGGGTAGTATGATGTTAGCACTCTCATTGATACCAGGTGGTGAGTTAGTGAGTGCACTTGGTAAGAAAGCCGGTAAAGAAATTACTGAACAGGAATTAAAAAAGTTACCAGCGTTATTACAAAAAATTTCCAATAATAAAGTCTTAACTGATTTAGAAGGTGAATTATGGCAAAGATTTTCAAAATCATTCGTAGAAAATGCACCTGAAATATTAAAGACTAGTGCTAGAAACTCATTGAAATTTCTAAATAAACATATGGTCAGTAAAGGATTATTGTGGACTCTAGGAACTTTAGCAAAAGTTAGTGGTAAGGGTCTTCAATTAGTTGTTAAAATAGGTCGTATAGCCGTCAGTGTAGATTTATTATGGACACTTTTAGCAGCTCCAGAAGGATACCGAAAAAGAATGAGAGATAAGTCAGAATTCTCGAAGATTATGGACATGTTATATGATGGTACTTTAGGACCAACTATAATCGATGGACTTTATGATCTATGGTTAAGTTTGACTGATTCTGATGGTAATATAGATAAAAGTAAGGAACAAGAATTGATCATAGAAATTATCGAAAATAGTGACATAGATTTTACAGATAGTGATATCGCAGATCAAATTCAAGATAGTTTCAATGATACATACGATAACATTACGTTCGATTTGATTGACAATAGATGGTCTAACTTAGAACAAGGTACAAAACAACAGACAACCTTTAATGATTTATTATCGGGAGATAAAATAGCCAAATTAGGATCAAAGGGTAAATTTGTTAGAGACATTCAAATAATGTTAAATACACTAGGTTATGATCTAGGTGAATCAGGCATAGATAGTGATTTTGGAAAAGTTACACAAGACGCTGTAATTGATTTTCAAATTGATTATGATTTAGATGGGTTAGATGGTATTGTTGGAAAAGAGACATCAACTAAATTAAAAAGTTTATATGATGAAAGAAAAGGATAATATAAAAAGAATACATGAAATAATGGGTGTTAATAAAAAAGTCATCGTTGAACAAGCATATATTGATGACTTATTACAATTTCTTATTTCCAGAGGTGCTAGAAGTATTGATGAACTTGCACCTTTAATTACAAAGTTAGAAAATCAAGTTGCCGATGCGTCAACTTCAACCGCAGCAAAAAGAAAAACTTTAAATGATATTGTCACAACAGCTAAAAAGTTAAATAATACAGAACTGGTTGATGTGATAACAGCGCAAATATTGAAAGATCCTGGATTTGTTTCGAAACTAGTCAACGATTTTTTCAGAAATGCAGAAGTGAAAAAATTCTTAGATGAAATGATAGAATCTGGATTTACTCCCGAAAGTGCTGCCGCTAGAATGGTAAATGAATTTGGAAATAAAGTATTAAGAACCCAATCTAAAGGTGAGGTACTTGACAATCAGATCTTAAGGGAAGTCAATAAACAAACTAGAGAAAGATTTGAAAAAAGAACCTCCGAACTAGCTAAAGCAACTGACGATACAACAACTCCAAAAGCTGACGAACCTGAAACTCCTTCACCTGAACCAAATGTGTCTGAAAAAGATATCGCAGATATGGAGGATTTTACTGAAGAATCTTCGTGGGTTAATGTTCCATCTTATTCGGATGAAGAGATTGACCAATTATTAAAACAAGAGGGAGGTATCGGAGCAAGACTAAGGAACGTTTTTAAGGTACCATCAACTAAAGTTAAAGAAAGGGCGGAAAGATTATTACGTAATTCAAGAAAATTCGCTGAGACAAAAGATCCAACAATTAAAGCTAGACTCAGAAAAAAAATTAACGAGGATATTCTAAAATTAGCAGACGACCAGTCGTCTGCTTTGGATGGTGTTAGAGAACAACTAGAACTTGTTATTGATCAAGCTCCAAGAGGAAGAGGAGGAACTATAGAAGATCCGGGAATTAGGTCTTTGGAAAAGTTATATAACGACCTGAAAGGGGGTACAAACAATTTCAGAGATTTTTTAGGAATATCAAAATTACTTTATGGTGATAGATTTCCTACAACTTTAGTTTTGAAAGAAGCTTTCATGTCGAATACCTTTAGACCATTTCTCAAACAATTAAGATCTAGTTTAAAAGGCGTAAGTTTAGGTAGATCTAAAATTCTAGATACTACCATAACAGGTTTTAAAGAATCTTTCCCTAGTGAAGCATGGTGGAAAAGAGCGGTGTATGGAGATTATAGAGGTGTACCAACACAAGATAATCCCGCATATGCTGAACTTGTAAGGGCTGGTGGTAAAAAAGCTGCGAGAGCATCATTTTTGATTGCACTTTTAGGTAGACTAATCAAAATTAGAATTTTATATGCCTTTGCTGAGACAATGAGAAATTCATTTGCTTTTTATGTTTCAGGTAAAGAAGGTAGGGACATTATAAATTCTTGTTTATCTTCCGGTAGAAATCCGGAAAATGAAGCTTGTAAAAAAATAGCAAATGATAAATCATTTTTACCTTGGTTAGCTTGGGCTATGGACATCATGGAAGAAGGTGAGTCTTCACCTTTTTTAAAAGAAATGTTAGAAGATTTTTTAGGGCAAAGTACTGATGATTTTAGTGGTGATTTAACGAGAGAAGTTATGAAAGGATCACCGACATTAATTGACGATTTGATTTATTATCTAAATGAAGTTAGGAAAGGGTTTCTAAATCAAGAAACTGCGGACAATATGGAAGACCGTTGGAATCAAACGGAAGAAGAATTAGAAGACGATTTAAGACAGGCTGAAAGAGAAATAGATCAAGAGATAGATAATGACACTCCTAGATCTTCTTCAGGATCATTTAATACAATCAGAACAAGCCCTGAACTACGTGGAATAATTGGCGATATCGCGTCTGATCTAAGAATATCTGAAACTAGTAGTGAATTAAAAAATCTAGTGAATCAATATCTAAAAGTTGAAAACGGGAAAGTATACTTCAAATGTGGTGACTATAAAGGTGTATTGAGGCCTAGTGGTGGAAGATGGTATATGGACTTTGGAAGTGGAGGTAATTATAAATTTGGAGAAGGAGGAGAAAATAATTTAGCAACGGATTATTGTAGTCCTGTAAGTAGTTGGTCAGTAAATGAATCAAATGAAGGTTTAATTAATGTATTATTAGAACAAAGAACCGCACCAGTACCAGGTACAGATGATTCTGAAAGTGCAACTGGAGATGGATCATCTGCAGAACCAACTCAACCTGATGATCCAACTCCACCAACACCAAGTAACCCAGATACTCCAGATACTGAAAGCAGTCGTTGTGTTGAAACGTTATCAGAAAGTTTTTTCTGTAAAAGATGTGAAAATGGAAACTCGATAAGTGAATGTGATCAACTATGGGGTAATGATTTATATACTGGAAAATGTTTCGACTTTGATAAAAAGAAAATCTCAAATGAATTATCGAACAAAATGGCATGTAGGTTTGGTGATGACCCAAAATTCTCGGTAGGAAAATCACAACTACAAGAAGAAAATAATTTATTATACGTTTTAGGTGAGAAAAAAGACCAAGAAACAAAGGATGATTTACAACTTAAAAAAGTAGTAAATGGTGGAAATAGAGATTGGGTTTTTATGGAAAATGGACAGTGGTTAGATTTCTTCAACAAGTACCATGGTAATGTTTCTGAGTCTACCGATACTGTAAACAAAACTTTTTCAGGATTAGAAAATATTTTAGAAATTTACAGGAAAAACATAAACTAATTGATATTTATCAATAGTAACAATCAAGTTATAGTTATGGATTTAAAAAAGAAATTAAAGAAAAATCTATATCTTCTGAAGGAAGGAAAAGAGAGGTTCCTTATAGAAGAAAAAATTGTAAAATCACGATTAAACCTTTTACCTAAAAATGTCAACAAGAATTCAAAAATTCAAGTGACAGATGCATTCAATAAATTATTTGAAGAAATAAAATTCTACAATTCAAATGATATAGGAATTCCATTTTTAAATGAAAATTTAGTTGATGTTTTAGGACAAATGTTCAATGAGGATAGTGATAAATTTTTGGATACAATAAAAGATAAACTTACCGACTTTTTAGTCTCGAAATTACAAGGGACCGATTTTGATCGGGAAGCTATCGAAATGGCAATAGGTGATACTGAATTGGATGATATATCCAAGTTATTTACCGATACCAGATTCCTAGCCAAAAAATTAGCAGAAATCTACTCTACAAAATATAACGAAATGTCACTTGATCTTTCTAGTCTTTCAGGGCCGACAGTATCTAGTCAGATTTCAAGTGGGCAATCGGAACTCGAAGATAAAATTGTAGATCAACTTCGTCCAATCATGGGTGATATAAATTCCAAAATGGAATTGAAACTGAGCGATATCAGAGATGGTATCATATCATAAACTTGAAAAATAAAAGGGGATAATCAAGTCTATTAAAGAAGGTGTCGAAAGACACCTTTTTTTTATATACTATTGAAAGACTTTGTATAATTATTCCAAATAGACTCTACCTCATCATAAATTATATTCGAGAATATTGTGGGTTCTTTAGGTTTGTTAAGTAACTTCAAACCTGCTTCTTTGAGTGTCTTATTTCCTTTATATGTGTTACATCTGGAACAACACGTCACCATATTAACCCAGGTATTTTCACCCCCCTTAGATCTAGGAATTACATGGTCTATTGTTAGATTCTTCTTAGTTCCACAATATTGACATGTATTTTTATCTCTCTTGAATATTCTTCTACGATTCACCCTTAGACCTTCTCTTCTGAATCTTATATAGTTTAGTAACCTTATAATCACTGGTCTCACAAAATTACCCACTGATGTTACTATATCATTTTCCCCTTTTTTTACTACCTCAGCTTTACCTTTATCTACAAGTACAAAACCTCTGTGTAATGACGTAATGTTTAATGGTGAAAAATCTGCATTTAATACTAATACTAAATTATTTCTCATAATCCCCTTTTTTAAATAAATATTTTTTTAAACTATAAAAAAAAAGATCGACTTTTTCAAGTCGATCTTTTGTGGAGATGCTGGGCCTCGAACCCAGGTCCTGATTGTCCCAAACAGAAAGGACTACACGTTTAGGTCATTATTGATTCTCAACAATCCGAAATAGGTGATTGAATTTTTACATCCTCCGTCACCAATAGATGTATGACTCAATTTAGGGTTTAGTCATTTCTCCACCACAACAACGGACTTCTGTTCATAGGTACATGTCCTGACCGACCCGCTGGATACGTCGCCTTAGGCTGCGTATACCTCTTCAGTACGGATCAAACCGAGAGTCTGAAGTTTTGCGAAAGTTTCGCCATTTGTGTTTTGAAACCGTGGATTAAAGTGATAGGTAACCTCTCACTACGTGCCCTTTGTGACTGATGACACCAGTCAAATCCATAATCATCCCCATATGTAAAGAACTTATTGATAAGTATCTTTCTTATTCTTCATAATCAACAAACCGTTCCTCGATCAAATCCAAAAGTCGATCGATATCATTCGGTGACAGAGTTACTCCATCACCAGTAAGTTCATTTTCGATCACCAGATTGTTACCCATATAATACATGTCCACCTCATATTCGTCAAGTTCATCATCAGAATTGTCTTCTTCATTGTTCTGGAACAAATCGAAGAAAGAGCTAGACATTGGGTTACGATACTCAAAATCATATTTCACATATCCCAATCGGTTAACAATCTCTTTTGCCATATAAAATGCATTCTCTACGTCTTCCAATACAACAAACTCTTGGACAGAATGCATATTATAGTAACCACATGAGAGGTTGATGCAAGAAAAGTCTCCTTTTCTTTTGATTTGTGACACATCCGTGTAAGGATGGGACTGAAGCATGGGATCAGTTTTCATGTACTTTGTAAAAACTGGGATAATTTTATTAATAAATTCACCATCCCGATCAAACAATCTAACACCTGAACAAACTTCCGTAATAAGGTGATTTCCGGGAGCATCAAACTGAATCGCATATCCTACATCTTTGAGAAACTCTTCATCACATTGCTGAGAACCGTGACAACCAGTTTCCTCTGATACGAATAAACCGATCTTTACTTTCGGAAGTTCCATCAGGAGTTCGAGACACAAAAAGATCCCACACTTGTCATCTCCACCAATACCTGTTGGAAGTCCGCCCGTAGTGTATGCCTTATATGACGCATACGTCTGATTACCAAATGACTTACCAAAGGTAGTTGGTTTCGAAAGAAATTCATCTTTGACAACGATTTCTTTCTGAATATCGTGAACTGTATCTGTATGTGCGATGAACATTGGGTAGTATTCACCTTGATCCAGAACACCTTTCGTGACATAGATATTTCCCATATGATCAGTTTCAAAATTGACATTTGGGATCTTAGTCAAAAAGTTAACAACATAATCGATCATCATTTCCTCCCTATAAGTTTTGGTTGGGACACTCAAGAGGTTTTTAAAACGATTTGCCTTTTCGATATTCATAGTTAATTATTTCTACAAATATAGAACAAAAAGTCCAAGTAAACAAACTTACTTGGACTTTTTTATAAATAACTTTTCTTCTTTGTCTATATCAAGTAGATATTTTAAATTCTCTTTGATATTACCTCTAAGGACTTCTTCAGATATTAAATCTTCAATCTTTTCTTGAATTGCTCTTTTAATAGGTCTAGCCCCGAACTTCTCATCAAAACCTATTTTTTGTATGTATGATTTAACTTCATCTGAGACCTCAACGTTGTAGTTCAAAGAATCCAATCTTTCATTCAACTTATATAATTCAATAGATACAATCCTATTAACTTCATTTTCTTTCAGTTGGTTAAATATAATAATTTCATCTACCCTATTCAAAAACTCAGGTGTAAAGTAATTTTTAAGTTCTTTTCTTAACAAAGATTTCTTAATTTCTTCGTTATTACTCATTCTGTTTTTTGTATCAAAACCAACACCTACTCCAAAATCTTGTAATTTCTTCACACCTAAATTAGAAGTCATAATAATCAAACAATTCTTGAAATTAATCTTACGACCAAAACTATCAGTCAAATGACCATCATCAAGTAATTGTAATAGTAGTGAAAAGATGTCCTTATTTGCTTTTTCAATCTCGTCAAATAATACAACAGAATATGGTTTATTCTTTACCGCCTCAGTTAACTGACCTCCATCATTGTGACCAACATATCCTGGAGGAGATCCGATCAATCTACTCATTGAGTGTTTTTCTTGATATTCAGACATATCAACTCTTATAAGACAATCTTCAGATCCAAAAATCTCTTTAGCCAATTGTTTCGCCAAATAAGTTTTACCAATACCAGTAGAACCTAAGAATATAAATGAACCTATTGGTCTATTAGGGTCTTTGATACCAATTCTATTTCTCCTAATCGCCTTAGAAATCTTTTCAACAGCCTGTTCTTGACCAATAACCTTATTATTAAGATTTTCTTCCAAATTCAACAAACCTTTTTTGTCATCAGCGGTAAGTTTCGAAATTGGTATTTTAGTCATGTTAGATACAACATCATAAACCATCTCTTCAGTAATTGGTTTTCTAGTTGTATTTTTTTCCTCTTCGAATTCTTTCTTTTCTTGTTCGAGTTTACGTAATATTTTACGTTCTTTATCTCTTAATTCAGCAGCTTCTTCATACTTCTGACTTTTGACAACTTCAATTTTTTGTTTTTTAATCTCTTTGGAATCGAGTTTAAGTTTCTCTATACTTTCAGGATATTTGACATTTATCTGTGCTCTTGCACCGACTTCATCTAATATATCAATAGCCTTATCTGGAAATTCTCTATCAGTTATGTATCTGTCCGCCAAAGAAACACAAGCTTGAATAGACTCATCAGTATAAATAACTTTGTGGTGGTACTCATATTTGTCCTTCAAATTATTCAAAATCTCTAAAGTTTCTTCAGGAGTTGATCCATCAACCATAATCTTTTGAAATCTTCTTTCTAATGCACCATCCTTTTCGATATTTTCACGATACTCATCCAAAGTTGTCGCACCGATACACTGCAATTCACCTCTAGCTAATGCAGGTTTGAATATATTTGATGCATCCAAAGAACCAGAAGTATTACCAGCACCTATGATGGTGTGAATCTCATCAATAAAAATTATAATATCATCAGCATTTTGTAATTCTTCTAAAATTACTTTTAATCTTTCCTCAAATTGACCCCTGTATTTTGTACCAGCAACAATAGAAGTCATATCAAGAGATAATATTCTTTTTTCTGTTAGACTCTGAGGACACTCACCATTAAGTATTTTCATCGCTAAACCTTCAACAATCGCAGTCTTACCGCATCCTGGTTCACCAATTATAATTGGATTATTCTTTTTACGTCTCGAGAGTACTTGAGCAATTCTTGTAATTTCTCTATCTCTACCAATTACGGGATCTAATTTTCCTTCTTCAGCTAACTTAATTAAGTCCCGTGAAAAGTTATCTAAAACTGGTGTATTCGAATTAGTATTACTACTTTCTTTTTCACTTTTTTCATTTGGGTCAATCGACTCTATCATATCCTTGGTTTTTAGTTAAAGATAAATGAATTTGGTATATAATCAATTTAATTCTCAATTTGTCAGGGTATTTTATTTGCGCATGACAAAATGTCAGTAAATTATCAAAAGGTACAATTTTTACTATATCAGAGGTAAATAAAAAATAAATTTAATAAAATTATGAAAAGTTTAATTTTAAATTCTAAAACTCTATTCGATTCGATCTTTGATGATCCTTACTTCTTTAATGAAGATAAACAAAATACCGATTATATTGTAAAAAATGAAGAGGGTTATTTTTTTGAGTCATTCCTTCCCGGGATGAATAAAAAAAATCTTACCATTGAAATTGATGATGATATAGTGTCGATCATAGGTGATTATAATAGTAAAAATGAAATAACCTCAGATATGTCCTATTCATATACAAAAAAATATAAAGTTCCCATAGATGTGGACCAATCACAAATAAGTGCTAACATAAAAGATGGAATACTTAGAATTAAGTTTCCGTATTCAGAAATAAAAAAGAAAAAGAAACGTGTGGTCACACTCTAAATTAAACACCCTTCGGGGTGTTTTTTTTTCTCATGATATTTATAACAAAACATCAGTAATTATGTACAACAAAATTTTAAATGAAATCAAGGAAATTAAGCATATGATGGGTCTGACAGAATCCGAAGTCGATGAACAAGTTTTTCAGACAGCAATGTCAGCAATAAAAAAAGGTTCAGATAAGGCTAAAGAAACTTTAAAAAAAGGATCGAATAAAATCAAAGACTTGATCAATAAATCTGACGAAGATACTGGAGTAGATGATTTAGGTGACTACAATGGAAAACCTATATCAGAAATTTTGGAAGAGATAAAAGAAAAGATAAAAGAAGAGAATGAAGATTTCGGTACAATTGATGTAAATGGAGAAACACTTCAATTTGGTGTTGGTGAGAGTATGAGTCAAGCTACTTCATCAAAAATAGCTAATGATAATGCTGACAAATCATTTGGAAGAAAAGGGAATTACGCAACAGAAATTAAAAAAGTATTTTTAGTAGGAAACAACTATATAACATATATTTTAAAGAAAAAACTTTCATAATGTCGATAAAATCAGAAAAAATTGAAGGAAAGAAAATTATATGTGAAATAGATTCATCCAACTTGATGAAAGCAATCTATGATACATTATCTAAAACACTCACCGTCACTTTCAAAAATGGAAATGAATATGAGTATTATAAAGTACCTCACCAAGTATTTACTAAATTGAGAATGGCAGAATCACAGGGAAGATTCTTTAACTATGAAATATCGAAAGAATATAAATACAAAAAGATTTCTATGAATTGATGGAGACTAATACAAAAATATTAAGTTCATTCAAAGTTAAAGACAAAATGAATGATGAAATCTGGGATCTAAGTAAGAAAACCCCAACGATGCATTCTGATGTAAGAAATTCTTTATTAGATATTGCTGAAAATTTCATTTCATTCTTAGGGTTTGATATTTTTGTTCAAGACATTACAATGACAGGGTCTTTAGCAAACTATAACTGGTCATCATTTTCAGATATTGATTTACATATAATATTCAATTACAAAGATGCTGGAGAACAGGAAGAAATATTCAAGGATCTTTTTAAGTTGAAAAAGACTGTATATAATTCAACTCATGATATAACAGTTAAAGGATATGAAGTTGAATTATATGTTCAGGATTCAAACGAACCACATTTTTCTACTGGTGTATATTCTGTACTGTATAATAGTTGGATCGAGAAACCTGAAAGAGAATCAGTAAAAATTCAATATGAAAAAATCTTAGAAAAATCACAATTGTGGATGGATAAAATTGACAACTTAATTGAAAATTATGAAGATAATGATTTAGATCAAGTTTTGAAATCAATTGATAATCTAAAAACAAAATTAAAAGATTTTAGAGGTTCTGGTTTAGAGGATGGTGGTGAATATTCTTATGAAAATCTCACGTTTAAGTTTTTAAGAAGAAATGGATATATTGATAAATTATTCGATTTTAGTAATCAAATAACCGATAAATCACTTTCTTTGTGATAATTACATAAAAACTACATATTTATTAATAAAATAATATAATGACCGCTTATACCGCATGTACAGTTGTTAACGAAGCAAAAGTTCCTCCAATTACTGGTGGGACACGTCAGGATGTTGAACATGCTATTTTTAGAACCTGGGTCTATGACAATGACTCATCGGGCGATACAAGATCACAATGTGCAACAGTTCGACTAGGACCAGACGGATTACAAAATTAAAATAAAAAAATTTAGAAAATGTCAGATTTAAGACCTTTAGGAAGTGAAAAATTAACTGGTGATGATAAGATTCAAAGAATCCTAGAAATTGCTAATTTCAAAAAAAACGATGTAAAAAATAAAAATATAACTGAATCTGTAGTTACTCTAGCCGATGGTAAAACTTACGGTATCGAAAAAGAAAAGGGAGGTTATATTGTAAAGGTACAGATAGATGAATCTAGTGATTTTGAATATCGTACTAATATAAAAAATAGAAGATACCATAAATCATTTTCTCAGGCTCTGAAAGAAATGAATTTGTTAGCAAAAGAGTTGAACAGACTAAACGAGAACAGTGAAAATATTGACTTATTTGTTGAACAGAAGAAATTTGTTCTCAAAACTCCAAAACCAGAAGTAAGTGATGAACCAGCAATGGATGAACCAATGGACGATGGTGGTGATGATCTAAGTCTAGATTTAGATATGACATCTGATGAAGGTGACACAGAATTAGATATGGACTTAGATGATGAAGATACTATGGGTGATTTAGATTTGGATTTAGATACTGAAACAACTCCAGCTGGTGAAGAAGGTGATGAGGAAGCGAGTTTTAAATCAGTACAAAAATTAGTCGGTAAATTAGGACAAAAGGTTAGATCATTAGAAAGTCAACAAGGTCTAACTTCAGAGGAAATTAAATACGTTTTAAATTCAGTTATTTCAGCGGTTAATTTAGAGACTCTAACTGAGGAAGATAAAGATGACATTTTGGAAAACTTCGAAGAGGAAGTTGAATATGATGATTTAGAAGGTGATATTGATATCGATTCTACTGGTGATGAATTAGATCTTGATTTGGATCTTGACGCAGGTGGTGACGAAGGTGAAATGGGAGAACCATTAGAAATGGTCATGGATGAAATTTTTTCAGAATCAAAGGCTGAAGAAGTAATATCTAAGTATTACGACAAAGAAGTTGACGAAGAAATCAAAAATAAATCTTACTTGAAGGAGACAATCGAAAAAGTAAAATTGAAAAAAGAAATCAATAGACTTTCTACCTCTGTAGAACAACAGGTAGTTTCGGAGTCAATTGTAAATGAAAACAAGAATATTAAATTAGTTGGAAGAACAAATTTAAAAAATTTAGTTTTCGAAACAGAGGATAAAAAGTTTAAAATAAGTCCATCGGGTGAATTATTATGAAACTTGTATATGTAAATGAATTAGGACCTAACTATAGGGGTGATAATGTTTATGAATTTATCTTTTCTGATAAAGAAAACGTTTGGGGAGAAGGATGGGATGAAAGTCCCGCAATGTCAAAACCAGAACCACCTAATTTAGAATTTATATCACTTGTTAAAATTTTGAAAAATTCAGGTCTTGAACTAAATCTAATTCAAGACTCTGATTTTTTCTCTTTTTATGACTCAATTGATGGAGTCATTGCACTTGCTTGGGAAAACGAGGATTCTCATTATGTAGTTAATAAAAAATTTGATAGATTAGTATTTTCTTATGGTGAAACAGTACAAAGTATTGAAGATAAGATTTATGAAAGAGATCTAATCTTGATGGATGATAAAATTTTGATTGGAAATGAATAAAAATAGAAAAATATTGAAATTGGTAAGTGAGGGATTTAAGTATAACACACTTAAAGAAATGACTAATAGTGACATTCATCAATTATATAATAAAATTATCGGTGAATCCACAACCACTACAGTTCAAAAGACCACGTATTCAAAACAAGACGTACAGTCAATGAAAAATAAAAATGCCGGTATAAAAGTTGATGATGGTACTGTAGTTCCAAATGACGATGGTTCAGTGACAGTGACCACACAAGAAGGTGAAATGGGAGAATCAGATATCAACACAATTAACCCGTATGACGGTCAACAAACTCAGGACCCTAAACAAGTAGGTCCAAGTACGGATGACGGTATGGATAATTATCAAGATGGGATGATTGATGAGGAAGAAGATAATCCATATGCTATCTGCACATCTTCTTTAGGGTTAGTTGGTAGAAAAAGAGATTCCTATTCTAAAGAAGAATCTAAGAAGTTTGAAAGATGTGTTTTAGATGTTAAAAAAGAAAGTATTAGGAAATTAGAAGAATCTTTAGTATCTTTAATTTTAGAAACTGAAGGTATGATTACAAAAAAAGATTTGATCGAACAAGAAGTTGCACCTACAAGGGTTAAGCCTGGTACAAAAGAAAAACCCAAAAGAGGTACACCTTATAAACCAAAACATTCACCCAAACCAAAAGCGGGAAACACTGAGACTGCACCTACAAGAGTAAAACCAGGAACAAAAGAAAAACCAAAAAGAGGTACTCCTTACAAACCAAAACATTCACCGAAGCCTAAGGCCGAGGATCAATCAATTCCAGATTTTTTCAAATTCGATAATATCAATATTACATTTAAAGATGAGCAAGATTAAAGAACAAATACAATATGACGGTCCAGAAAGAATGGATCAAGATATCGAAAGAAAGATTTCAAGTGGTGATACACCTCTGTCAGACAATCCAGCTTTTCCAGGAAAAGAAGAGGATGAGTTTGATAATAGTTTTGCGGAACTTGTAGCTTCTAAGAGATTTAAAGATGTTGTTGAAAAGGTTAAACAATATACTGGAATGCAAGAAGTTGCGGGTCAAAATGCTTTCATGCAATTACAGATGATGTTGATGAATGCCGTAAGACGTGTAAAGGAATTAGAATCAAATAATGAGGGTTTTTTAGAACAATTAGCTGTCGATCTCGTAAAAAAAGAAATGTCTTTACCGGACGATGCTTTTCAATATGACGTAGAATTAATGTCGATGCCAGGCGGTATTGACACTTCAAAAATGCAAGGACAACCTGAAGAATTTGAAGATGAGGAAATTCAGGATGTATTCGGTATTGAAAGTAATGAAGCCGAAGATGACCTTGAAAACTTTATGGCAGCATTTGAGAAATTTGATCTTGAGAAGGCTAAAAGGAGATTCATAAACTCATTGATTCAAGGAGCATCAAAAAAGGGTCACTATATGTTCAATCTCGTTAGTGAAGAAATAAATAATATCAATCCAGAACTTCTAAATCTATATGGTGTACTAATGTCTATTAATGATCTTCTATATTGGATTATGCCAGACCAAATGACTATGTCAGCCGCTGAGGGTGGTGAAGGAGTACAGGGTTCCGAAGAAATTGATGAAACTACTGATCCACCTACGATCAGAGCTAAAGGTCTCTTTTTTCCAGTCCTTATTCATGAATTGATTAAAGGAGTTTACGAAGTTTTAGGAACTCAAGGTTTACCTGATGATCCTAGAGCTGCGGAAATGGTTATGGGTGCTGAAGATACATTACCATATGAAGTTTGGGATTTAAGACTTGGACCAGTCATTTGGGAAAAGTTCACTGAGTCCTATCCAGATAAACTTTTCGAAGATGATATGAGAGAAATTCAAAACTATCTATTCTCAAGATTTTCATCTTTGACTACCGATGAATTCTTCGAGGTTGCTAGAATGATACTTTCAGGATCTGAAGAGGGTAAGAAAATTGTATCTAACATGGTTGATGAAATCATAGACGAATTAAAAGGATATGATTATGAGGATGCAATGAGTCAATACTCAGATGATGACGACGATGATGAAGGAGGATTAGAAGATTTCTTAGGTGATTTAGGAATCTCTCTTACATAATGGGTCTGACAAAGGAAAAAGTTTTACTAGAATACGCTAAGTGTGTCAGAGATACTGACTATGCTATGAGTACTTATCTACAAACATATGATAATACTCAAAAGGGATACGTACCTTTAAAATTATTTCCTGATCAAAAAAAATTGATAGAAGATTTTGAAAAACATGAAGAAAATATTGCTCTGAAATATAGACAAGCAGGTGTATCCACAGTCACATCGGCTTGGGTATCCAAGAAAATTGTATTTGCTTCCAAAAGTAGACCAGAAAAAATTCTGATAATCGCAAATAAATTAGATACTGCGGTTGAGATGGCCAATAAAATCAGAGGGTTTGTTGATCAATGGCCAGATTGGTTAGGTATTAATTTCTCTAACGAAAAAAATTCACAGAGACATTTTAAACTAAGTAACGGTTGTGAAGTTAAGGCGGTTGCAACATCAAAGGACGCACTTAGGGGATATACACCTACCACACTAATTTTTGATGAGGCGGCTTATATTGAAGCTGATGATGATTTTTGGGCAGCTTGTATGGCTTCCCTCTCAACAGGGGGTAAAGTGATTGTAATTTCAACACCTAATGGGTTTGACCCCATATATTATCAGATATATGATCAGTCATTGAAGGGTATGAATGATTTCCAAGTCACCGAAATGTTTTGGTATCGGGATCCAAGATACACTTCTGACTTAAAGTTGGTTCAAACTAAAGATATAGTTCATTATTTGTTGAATAGAGAAGACTATAATGACAGTGAAATAACAATAGATTATTCACACATAAATCCCAGAGAAAGAGACTTTGATGAGATCAAATCACATTTTGAAAAAGGATATAAACCATTGTCCTCTTGGTTCGAAGCTATGGCTAAAAAACTCAAGTTTGACAGACGAAAAATTTCTCAAGAACTTGAATGTAATTTTCTTGGATCTGGTGATAATGTTATTCCCTCTGAAACTGTTGAATATCTAAAAGACAATTGTATAAGGGAACCTGAAAATAAATTTATGGGTGGTGCTCTTTGGCAATGGAAAGAACCGGTCATAGGTCACAAATACATTATGGGTATAGATGTTTCTCGAGGTGATAGTGAAGATTTTACGACATTTTGTATCATAGATTTCGATGAAAGGGAACAAGTTTTAGAATACTTAGGTAAGATACCACCAGATGTCGCAGCTGAAGTCGCTTACAAATGGGCAACAATGTATTCCGCATTTGTTGTTATCGATATTACTGGAGGTATGGGAGTTTCTACTTCACGTAAATTACAAGAACTAGGTTACAAAGACTTATACGTAGAGGGAAAAGATGTATTCAACAAATGGAAATATGATCCGAAAGTTAACGAAAAAATACCAGGTCTAAATTTCAACTCAAAAAGAGTACAAATAATTTCGTCATTTGAGGAGTGTTTGAGACATAAGTTTACTGTAAGATCAATCAGACTTTTGAATGAACTTAACACTTTTGTATATATAAATGGTAGACCAGACCATATGAAGGGACAACATGATGATTTGATAATGGCTATGGCAATGGCAATTTACGTCGGTGAAAATTCATTTACACAACTTAATAAATTGACCGAACAAACTAAAGCAATGGTTGACAGTTGGTCGTTACAAGAAAGTGACCAAAGTCAAAAAGTTGCAGATTTTAATCCATCAATACCAAACTACTATAGAAGTGAGGGTCACCAAAGAGATGCTTTGAAGAAAGATTATAGAGAATATTCTTGGCTTTTTGGTAGAGGTTCTATTTAAGTAATAGTATATTTCTTTATATTTATCAGTATGGCAGATAACAATTATACAATTTGGCAAAGACTAACAAAGGTTTTTGGACCTGATTCAACCTTGGATCAGCAACCACCAGTTTTCAAATTTGATAAACAAGAATTATTAAAGACGACTAACAAGAGTGAGTATGAGAAGGAAAAACTACAAGCACAACAAACTTACTATTTAGGTCAACAGTGGCAAAAAATTGAAAATAATTTATACACACAAGCCGTCTATTATGAACCTACTAGGTTAGCATCTTTTTATGATTATGAATCTATGGAGTATACTCCTGAAATATCTGCCGCATTAGACATATACGCCGAAGAATCTACAACACCTAATGAAGATGGATTTATTTTACAGATATATTCTGAAAGTAAAAGAATAAAGTCTATACTCGCTGATTTGTTCAATAACAAATTGGATATTAATACGAATCTTCAAATGTGGACTAGAAACACATGTAAGTATGGAGATAACTTTGTATTTTTAAAACTTGACCCAGAAAAAGGTGTAATGGGAGGACAACAATTACCTAACATTGAAATACAAAGATTAGAGAGAGGTATGAAACTACGTCCTGAAAGAAACACTACCGATACTGAAAATGATTCGTTAAAGTTTCTTTGGCAAGTTAAGGACATGAGTTTTAACACATGGGAAATTGCTCACTTCAGATTATTAGGTGACGATAGAAAGTTACCCTATGGTACTTCCATGTTAGAAAAAGCTAGAAGGATTTGGAAACAATTAATCTTGTCTGAAGATGCGATGTTAATTTACAGAACATCTAGGGCACCAGAAAGAAGAGTCTTTAAAGTTTTCGTGGGAAATATGGACGATAAGGATGTTGAACCATATATCCAAAGAGTTGCGAATAAATTCAAGAGAGATCAAGTTGCAGATCCTCAAAATGGTAATGTTGATTTGAGATACAATCAGATGGCTGTCGATCAAGATTATTTCATACCTGTCAGGGACCCTAACGCACCTAATCCAATCGATACTTTACCAGGAGCACAAAACTTATCTGAAATAGCGGATATTGAGTACATCCAAAAAAAGTTATTGACAGCACTAAGGGTTCCTAAAGCATTCCTAGGTTTTGAAGAAGTGGTGGGTGACGGTAAAACTTTAGCTTTACAAGATATCAGGTTTGCAAGAACAATTAATAAAATACAAAAGTCTATGATAGCAGAATTGAATAAAATTGCTATTATTCACCTTTACATATTAGGATTTGAAGATGAACTAACAAACTTTACTCTTTCACTGACTAACCCATCAACTCAAGCAGACCTACTCAAAGTAGAAAATTGGCAATCTAAAATTCAACTATATAGAGATGCGGTCTCTGATCCTGGTAATGGAATCCAAGCAGTATCCAGCTCATGGGCTAAGAAACATATTCTTGGTCTTTCAGATGACGAAATTAAGTTGGATATACAACAACAAAGAATTGAAAAAGCCGTAGCTGCTGAATTAGAAAAAACACCTGAAGTTATTTCTAAGACTGGATTGTTCGCCAACATTGACAAACTTTACGGTAATAAGGTTGATCAAGATACGGGTGAACAAGAAGGTGAGGTTTCAGAACCATCTGATTCTGGATTTGGAGATTTGGGTGGAGGACCTCCTCCTGATTTAGGTGGAGATTTAGGTGGAGACTTAGGTGGTGATTTAGGAGGTGATGAAGGTGGTGGTACTGAAGAAACACCCATAGAATCATTTGTAAAAAATAAGGATCTTGATTTAATTTTAGAGGATTCATTACTAAATGGTAAAGATTCTATTGATCTATCTAAAGGTCGTGAAGACTTGAAAGAAATCGAAGAAAAACTCAATAAACTTTTATTGTAATATTTATAAATAAAATGGCTATGAAAACTTTTGGACAACTCAAGACATATATCGAAAATTCATTGACGGAATCATATGGTACTAATGAATTTAAAACAAACATGAAATTTTTCAAAGATAACGTATTATCTGACAAACAAATTTGTGAAGCTTACAGTATTTACGATAACCTAAGTGAATCACAAGAATTAGATCAAACAGTATCAGGAGAATATTTGGAAGAAAGTTTAACCATTTTAGAGAATATTCTGATAAGTAACAAAGATAAGATCGGTAAACTCTCTGAAGGTTTGAAATTGGATGTTAATAATTATATTGATATTGATAATCTAGTTTACCATAAAACATCCGATAAAATTCTAGAAAGAATTGAATCAAAAAATAAGATTAAATCTTTATTACAAGAAAGTAAGGTCGACATACCAACTTCTAAAATAGATTTACCTCTTTCTTCAATGAAAGTCATTGCCGCAAAAACATTCGATAGAAATTTTTCGAACTTGAGTGAGTCAGATCTAAATCAGGTAAAAAAATATTTATCGATGAGTAATGATGAATTAAAGGTAGAGTATGAAAATGAAAAGACTAAAATTTTCGAAAGTCTTAATTTACAACTAAATGAATCATCTAGTGACCAAGAATTGAAAACAAAAGTTGATAAGACAATCGAGAAAATTAATTCTAATGAAGTAAACTTATTTTCTTTATTTCAATTGAAACAGTTATCAGAAAATCTGTGATTTTTTGTGTAAGTAAATCGCCTTCTTTTTAGATTTTCTTTTTTTAACACTTTTTTTCTCAAAAAACATATTAGAACGAATCTTTTCATTCTGTTTAACTTTTTGAACTTTGTTCTTGTAAATTTTCAGAGCCCTCTCTATCCCATCTTTTTTATTTACTTTGACTATTAGCATGTTATATAAATAGTTTCTTTTGACAAATGTACAAATATAACTTATATTTTTAATTATAAAAATAAACTATTATTATGTTTAAAATATGAAAAAAGGAAAAACCAGTCGGTTGAATTTTTTACAAAATGCGACATGTTTTTTTGGTACAGTTGACGCTAAAAAATTAAAATCATTATATATCGTTTTACAATGCTGGATCGAACCAACAGATCATTACGAGAATTGGGAAAGAATCGTAGGTAATTTGGAGAGAAAAATAAAACATACAGTCTTGGAGTCTATGGATTTAATAACATTCAAAAAATATAATATCATAGATCTAGACATCAGAAGTAGTGGTATAAAAGAAGGTAAGAGAAGTTTTGCGAATCTTGAAATTACACTATTTCTAAATGAAGAAAACGAAAATTTCAAATCCTTAATATTAAGAAATAAAATAAAAAATATTATAGGTCAGATTTATAAAGAAGATCTTATGAAATCAAAATATTTCAAAATACATAAGTCTAAATCAATCAAAGTTTCATCTTAAATCAAATTCAAACTATTTATAAATAAATTTGATATGAAAGTTTTAGGACCCTCAGATATAGGAAAAGGTATATTAATTGAGTATGATGCCGGATCGATCTCACCAGGAGATTCAAGAAATGCCCAAGTTATCAAAGAATCTTATGGTGACTTAGATCACTCCAAGCCGTTTGTTTTTTACGCGACTTTACAAAAGTATGATATACCAAATAGAAACGGTAGAACTTATCCAGAAAAAATATTGAGAAGAGAAGTTGAAAAGTATAAAAATAACATTCAAAAAGGTTTGGCAATTTCTGAGTTAAACCACCCAGAATCTTCATTAATTGACTTAGATAGAGTTTCTCATTTAATAACTGACGTTTGGTGGGAAGGAAACACATTGATGGGTAAGATAAAGTTATTAACCTCACCTGGTTTCCATGAAAGAGGTGTTGTTTCAACACCAGGTGATCAAGCGGCAAATTTAATGAGACAAGGTGTTACGATGGGTGTGTCATCAAGAGGTGTTGGATCACTTGTAAATAAAGGAGAAAAAAATGAAGTTCAAGATGATTTCGAATTAATATGTTTTGATTTGGTTTCGGCACCTTCAACTCCAGGAGCTTACTTATACTTAAATCCTGATGATAGAGGTAAGTATGATGAAAAACTAGATGAAGAAAAAAATCAAGAAAAAGAGGTAAATACAGATAAATTTACACGTTCACTTGATTTGATGACAAAGTTATCCGATTATTTAGATAAATAATATTATTATGGTTACAGCTGAAAAATACTTTGTGGTCAAAATACAGATTGATGACGTAGATCCACAAACAGGAAGAATTAAAAAACTACGTGAAGAAAAGTTAGTCAATGCTATTAGTGTCACTGATTGTGAAGCTAAAGTTATGGAAAGAATGGGTAATATTTCATTGGATTGGAGAATTACTTCAGTCAGTGAAAGTAAGATTGACGAAGTTTTCGAATAAACTTTCTACAACTAACAAATTACAAGTCGAGGTAAAACTCGACTTTTTTGTTTTCTAGAAATAGATGGCCAGATTTTTTTTAGTTTTTCACATATTTATTTAGAAATAAACCTTATTAATAAAAAAATGGCAGATAAAAAACAATCTTTGGTTGAAGAGGCACTTTTACAAATGGAGAATTTGAAAGAAGCCGTAACTGAAAACGCAAAAGGAATACTTGCTTCAACAATGAAGGAAGAAATCAGTCAATTAGTAAAAGAATCTCTAAAAGAAGAAGAGGTTGAAATCGAAGAATCTGAAAAGGACGAGACAGAAGAAGCAGTTCATAAAGAAATTGATGAACAAGAAGAAGTCGGTGATGACACCGAAGATCTCGAAATTGATGTAGATTTGGATAACTTAGATTTAGATGATGATTCTGATGATGAAGAAGTTGAATTAGATCTTGATGATATGGGTATGGACACTGATGTGGAAGACGACGTTGAAATCGATGATCTGATGTTGACTGACTTACCTGGTGACGACTTGGAAGTCGATTCTGAAGAAGAAATTTTAGCACCTTTAGATCTCACAATGGCAACTGATGATGAAATTATTCAGGTGTTCAAAAAAATGGGTGAAGAAGATGGTATCATTGTTCAACAAACAGATTCTGGTGTTAACATTAAAGATGACACTGAAGATGTTGAATATGAAATCAAAATGGAATCAACTGAATCTGATGAATCAGATGAAATTCTTTATGAAATTGAATTTACTGAAGAAGAAACCGAAGAAGGTTACAATGAAGTAGAAGAAGGTTACAACGAAGAAATGGATGAAGCTAGTTGTGGAACTCATGAAGGTGAAGAGCACGAAGGTGAAACACATGAAATGAGAGAGATAATGGACAAAATGAAAGAAATGATGGAAAGAGAAGATTTAGATGATGACATGAAAGAGATGATGAAAAAAGTCACTGAAATGATGTCTACTGAAGAAGAAACTGTAGAAGTTGAAGAAGGATATGAAAAGACGGAAATGGATGAAGTAGAAGAAATCGAGGAAACTGAAGAAGTTGACGAAGGTGAGGTTGAAGAAAGATCTTTAGCACAAGGACAAAGAAAAGGTGTAAATCCTGACGGTAGTCCTAAAGGTGGTTCTAAACCAGGTACTGGTCCAGTTCCAAATAAATTATTGTATAGAAAACTTCAAAATGAAGTGAAACAACTTAGAGAAAAGAATCAAGAGTACAAACAAGCTCTAGGTGTTTTCCAAGAGAAGTTAACTGAAGTTGCAGTTTTTAATTCAAACTTAGCTTACGCTACTAGATTGTTCACTGAACACACTACAACTAAGCAAGAGAAAATAAATATATTAAGACGTTTCGATGGTGTCGATACGTTAAAAGAATCAAAATCATTATATAAGAGTGTCAAAAAATCTTTAAGTGATGATTCAACCCTCGTTAAGGAAACAATTGAAAACAAAGTTGAAAAAACTCCAACTACGGGTTCAGCTACAAACCTTATCGAAAATAAAACTTATGAGAACCCTCAATTTATGAGAATGAGGGACCTCATGAAAAAACTATAATAAAAATAACTTAAAAAATTATAAAAATGGGAGCATTATTAGAATCAGGTCTCGTTGGTAACATTGGTCTTAAGCACCTCAAAGTTATCAAGGAAGACACAGTAAACAAATGGGACAAGTTAGGGTTCCTAGATGGCCTCAATGGTCAATTAAAAGAGAACATGGCTCAGTTATATGAGAACCAAGCATCTCACCTAATCAACGAAGCTGCGACATCTGACGCTGGCGGATCATTTGAAACAGTCGTTTTCCCAATCATCAGAAGAGTATTCTCTAAGTTGTTGGCTAACGATATCGTTTCTGTACAGGCTATGAACCTACCAATCGGTAAGTTGTTCTACTTTGTACCTAAAATTCAGGCTAGAGGTGCTGCTAACGAGCACGTTCCTCCATTCGGAGCACCTAATGGTCCTACTACTCCATATTCTGGATACTCTGAAAGTTCGGTTAACCTATACGATAGATTCTACGAAGGATCTGTTCCAGGTACTGCTGGATCAGGTGTTGATCCTGAAGGATTGTTTGACTACTCTAAGGGTAGATTCAGTGCACACACCATCCAAGGTACTATCGTTTCTGGTAGTAGCTATGGTACTGTAGTGACTGATGCGGCATTTACTGGTGGAACATCATTCCCTAAGTCTGTTGTTGTTGCATTCTCTGGATTTAGTAATGTTGCTGCTGGTAGAATGATTGGTCCAAGCGGTAACGAAATGGATACTGAAGAATTCCTATCTTACTTAAATGTTCAAGGTGAGGGTTCTGCATTCCCAGTAAACGTTCTTACTCAGAAGTATGGTAAGGGTATTGTTGAATATGGTGATACTCAGACATCTACATTCTCTGACGGTAACGGAGGTAGATATCAAGATCTATGTGACGCTAATGGTATTTTACGTGTCGTTGTTGACTTGAAGACACCAACAGACGATAGTAGTTCACTTGATGGTTACACAGGTACATCATTCACAGCGGCTTTCGCTGGATTCCAGGCAACATACAGAGTATATGAAGAACTCGAATTCGAAGACAAGATCGGTGAAGTATCGTTCGATCTTGAAGCGGTTACTGTAACAGCAATCGAAAGAAAACTAAGAGCACAATGGTCTCCAGAACTCGCACAAGACGTTTCTGCATTCCACAACATTGACGCTGAAGCTGAATTGACAGCTTTATTGTCAGAGCAAGTGGCAGCAGAAATTGATCGTGAGATCTTAAGAGACTTGAGAAAAGGTGCGGCTTGGAAACTAAGATGGGACTATGACGGATGGAGAAGATTATCAACAACTTCTACAGCATACAACCAGAAGGACTGGAACCAGACATTGATCACTGCGATCAACCAGATTTCAGCTCAAATCCACAAATCAACATTGAGAGGTGGTGCTAACTGGGTAGTTTGCTCTTCAGAGGTTTCAGCAATCTTTGACGATCTAGAGTACTTCCACGTTTCAAACGCGGCTCCTGATCAGGATAACTACAACATGGGTATTGAAAGAGTTGGTACTCTTTCTGGAAGATACCAAGTGTACCGTGACCCATACTTCCCACCAAACATGGTATTGTTAGGTCACAAGGGTAATTCAATGTTGGATACTGGATATGTATACGCACCGTATGTACCACTCCAGTTAACACCAACTATGTACAACCCATTCAACTTCACACCAATTAAGGGTATCATGACAAGATACGCTAAGAAGATGGTTAACAACAGATTCTATGGTGTGATTCAGGTTGATGGTGTTAGAACATTCGACCTCAACTCTTTAAGATAATAATTAAAGTTTTGAAAAAATTAAAGGGGGACATTAGTCCCCCTTTTTTATTTCACAATATTTGGAATCTGGTCCAAAATATAAACATCTGTATAATTTTAGTTTTTCTCTATGAGATTTAAAATGATCATCAACTGATGACTTATCATAACCTAAAATTACTTCAGATGTAATTTCACTCTGCAATTTCACGATTTCACTTAGTAGTTCGTCTTTTGTCATATCAAAAAAAAAAGGAAGATAAACTTCCTTTATTAATTTAATTTATATTAAGATCTTCATTATGTTTTTTCAACATCCTAATTGATTTGGATAATAATTCGGATTCTTCAATTGTAAATATATTTCTATTGTGAGCCATTTTGGATGCTTCAATCAAACAAAATAGTGCTTGATTGACACTTAAATTATTTATGAAACGATCTAGATCATCAGTACTAGTATAGTTTATAGAATTATATAATGTACCCATTGGGTTTGTCTGGACATTATTTTTTAGGGACTCGTAAATTTCATTATATTTTTTTTCAATCTCAGAAACATTCTTAGATCTCCTTTTTCTTGTTTTTGTATTTTCTAATTCACTCATTTTAATCTATATTTAATGATATTTATTTGTATACAATCATAATATAGTATAAATCCTCAAAGAAAGAAGACATGAACCTAAAAAAAACTATAAGAGAATCTTTACTTAAAAAAGTAATGTCAGAAGAATTAAAATATCACGTAGATAATAATATTTCGTTGACTGAAAATGTTTTTAGATATGGTAGTGATAAATATTTTGAAGTTATTAATGAAGCAAGAAAACTTTATAAGTTAGGATATAATTTCGATGAGTTTGATCGTGAAATACTAGAATCAGATTTAGGTACAATAGTCAAAACAAAATCAGGAAAAAAGATTCCTTTAGATATGCCATTTGAATATGGATCTGTCAATGAGGCTGAATATCAAGGAAAAAAAGTTAATTTAAATGATCCAAAAACTGGAGGATCAAAAAAATGGTACGTTTATGTAAAGGATGGTGATAAAGTAAAAAAAGTTAGTTATGGTTCTCCTGTTATGACTGCGAAATGGAATGACCCTCAAGCTAGAAAGTCATTTGCCGCTAGACATCAGTGTGCAAAGAAAAAAGACAAAACTAAAGCAGGTTATTGGGCTTGTAGGGCACATAAAGATTTCGGTAAAAATGTATCTGGTAGATTTTGGTAATGATTTATATTCAAAACGATATTTCAGATAATAAATTTACTAGAACTTTTTCATCAGATATAGACAGTTCAGAGTTAGTCTGGCATATGGATGCTGAAAATAGGTTGGTTGAAGTTCTAGAGGATAGTGATTGGAAGTTCCAAATGGATAATGAACTACCTAGGACCCTCGTAAAAGGACTTAAATTTGAAATACCTAAAGAGACCTTTCATAGAGTAATTAAGGGTACAGGATCTCTTAAAATCCTTATTGAGGAATATTAACGTTCGTGGGGTAACTTAACCGTTTTGAATGTGTAATTCGAATCGACGTAAGCGTCTGGATAAAATTCAAAAAAGTAATCAAGTGCACTATCGAAACTCGCAGATTGAGTTTCCATAATAATTTTACCTTCTTTGATTAATTGATATGTGCGTTGAGTGTGTTCCATTTACAAGTGTAAATGTAAAAAAACTAATTCAAAAATCAAAATATTTTATTTCTTTTTTCCCCATTTTTTACCTTTACCTTTTGTTGAACATGCTGAGGGTGTCGGTCTACATGATGGATACTTTGCTCTTTTTTCTCCTTTTTCTCTACCACAAGGCTTACACTTTTTTCGACCCGTTTTAGAATCTTTACGACAAGTATTACAATCTACCCATCCACTACTTTTCCCTTTACCTCCTTGTCTACTAAACCATCCATGTAGTCCACTTTTTTTTTCCTTAGAGTAATCGGTTTTTTCGTCAATAATTTGTTTGATCAACTCTACAAGTTGCGATTCTGTCATACGAAATTTTTTCATGATTTTAACATTTTTTTCCTTTCCAGATTTCACCTTTTCTACATTGGACCATTGCACCACTTTTATATGCCGAAGTTTCTGGTCCGTATGATTGATCAGCACATCTGTGACATCTATCCTTTTTTTTCTTTTTCTTTTCTGAAATGACTTTCTCTATCAATTCAATCAATTCAGTTTCGGTAATTCTTATCTTTTTCATTTTCTGTTAACGATTTGAAATTTGAGTTCTCTTTTATAAGTATTAGTCTCACCATCGGTTTCAACTTTGATGTCTAAAAAGTATTCGTTTGGTATTTTATCATTCATATCCAAATAAAAGTGATTACCATCATTTGTGCGATTTATCCTTGTCCAGTCCTGAACCATAACTTCAGTAGTACCCTCTTTGACATACAACCTATAATGTCCTAGAAAATCAACTAATTGTTTATTAGTTGAATAAGCTTCTTTGACATCGACCTCAATTTTTCTTATATCCGATGTCAATATCTTTTCATCTTGCTTTATACCTGTAAAATTAAATGAATATCTTTTTGGATTGTAAGTTGAAATTCCAATATTATACTTTTCTGATTCTTCTTTAATTATAAAAGAATTTTCAACATCTCTAAGTGGTTTTTGATCGATTTCAATTCCATTCCAATTGTCATAATACATACATGGTATTGTTTCACCAGTTAGACCATCGATTTCACAAACATAAACACCCTTTGTCACTCTACAAGTACTTAAACCAGTGAAACCTTGAATAGGTTCATAGTTTAAATCTAAGATATCCACAAAAGGATTTCTATCTAAATTTTTTGGAACTCCGTTTTCGTAGGAATATAAATATAACTTATTTTTGTGACCATTGATAAATAAATTTCTATCATCTTCTATTAAGTCATCATAAGTCGTTTCTAGATATGGTTCATAGAATGTTTGAGTGTGTCTTGTAAAAAACCCTACAGAATGAGATTCAGTCATTCCGGAAATATTTTCTATTTGTCCAGGGAATGCGATTATATATCCCGTTGTAACAAGCCGTCCTCTTAGAATCTCGGTTATCTCTTTAGACATATCAAAACTAATATCTTCATTACCAAATTCAAAAGACTGAGAATCAACCAATACTAGATCATTTTCCGTTACTGTCGCAAAATCTCCAAGTACATTAGAATATATCCCGGGAGTACTCCAACTAGTTGTAGTTGTACTGTTAAAATAATTAGATGGTCTATCAGAATAAGTTTTGTCAGTTGCTAATTCCTGAGTATAATATTGTGTACTACCATTATCATTATTTGTATTAGAATAATAATCAAAACCAACACCTTCGTCCCAATATTGGGGTTCACCCCTGGTCCCAGAAGTATAAGGAATACGATATAAATTTAAAGTAAAAGAACTTGCCCTTCTTTTTCCATTCGACCACTTATCATTTAATAACTCTTTGTCAAAGGCAGATGTATTTGTCATCCTTAATATGTGAGAAGTTTCTCCAGAACATGGTTGACTTGCTATGGGTAACCGAATAGTACCATCAGCGACTTTCGATCTTAAATCTTTTAGATCTAAATCAAATATAAATCTAGAAAATCCTACAGGTGAGATAACATTATCTACAGATCCGAAAAAAAGTTCAGTAAAAGGACTTTGACCTGTGTTGGTCGTAGATCCATAAATGATGGTATTATTTCTCGAGAAGTAAGACTTGTGAACTGACATTTAAGACTTTTATAATAAATATTCAATTTATACGAATATTCTTATTCAAGACTTTTTGATTTGCATTGAGTAGTTCTCTTTGGATTTGATCCATAGTAATTGTACTGTTATATCCCACAGGTATAGGGGGTAAACCTGGATATGGGTGAACATGTTTAAATAAAAATTCTACAATCATTTCTAATAACTCTAACATTTCTTCACCCCTCACCATACTAGATGTCTTAGGTTCAATCTCATTAGCAATTCTATCTCTATCTATACCATATAAAGTACCATCTAAATCAATTTTTTGTCCATTGTTAGACTTGTTAGATTTATGTGAAAGTAAGTAAATGGTATCCGCACCCATTAACGCAGAAGTATTAACTTCTGTTGATGTATTTTGGGGTACAATTGTAATTTCTTGAGTCTCAGTCGGGGCTTTACAAGAATACTTTTTATCAAAAACTAAATTATATCCCTTTTTACTACAACCTGAATTAACATTTATTTTATTGAAAATCGAGTTCAAATTTTGTTTTTCAACAGGATTGAAACTTTGAGTAGATTTTTTATACTGTTCTGGATTAGGTCTAAAATAAAGAGGTATATTATCAACTCTATAAATTTTTTGACCTGAAATCGAAAGTGTATTATATTTGTCATTAAGTGATTTTATTTCATTAAAGTCCTTTTCGTCAACAATCGATTTTATAATTTTATTAACTAATTCAGAATACTCTTCGTGGTTAAGAGGAGTATTTATTTGTATACTAGAACCTAAACCTAGGTCTTCACCTACATTTAAATCAACTTTCGTACCGCTAATTCTGAAATTTTTAGTGGATGTTCTTGGTCCGGGTTTTACTTTATATATTGAAATATTACCTGTAAATTGACCCTGAGTACTAGATGAATTTTCAACATAGTATTCGACTAAAATTTTTAGATCATCGTAGACAGTTTTCAATTTTTTCTTTTTTGAAGGTAACCCAAAAGAGATGTTTTTTTCAAATTTTGATATTTGTAAAAATCCCCTTCCTATATAAGAATTAGGCGGTACTTTTTTATTAGGATTTTCTACATATTTTCCAGATCTCAGTAAAATATGGTTTTTTTTCACTACAATATCAGATCCACCTCTCCCTTGAACTCCAACATCTTCAGGTTTAATAAAAACCCCTTCACTTAATTCATTAGTTAGACCTCCAGAAGATTTGAATATATCTGGTGGTGGTAAATTTCTTGAACCTATTTCTAAATTAGTCACTGCACTATTGTAAGGTTCATTTTCGACTAAAAGAGCGGAAGAATAAATAGGACCAATGTAATAACGATCTAAATTTTCAGTTTTATCAGGATTAGCATAAATTAGGTTAACATATTCCCCTACTTTCGGTACAAGGTTTGTAAAAAAGGGATTTAGTGGATGAAAGACGAACGGATCTTTTTTGTCCCAAAAATCCCATAACTGTTCACCGTAAGTCAAACTAGCATTTTTCTTTTGGGCTGTGTTTTCGATTATTGGTTCCACTCTGATTCTACCTAAATTTTTAGGATCATCAACATCAGTAACCACACCTCTAAAAATAATCTGACTCATCTTCTTTTGTTATATTCTTTTAAAATTTTATTGTATGAATTTTCAGTAAAATCCAAAATTTGTGTTAGATTTAGAATCTCGACTTTTGTTTTTTCGAAATTATCCGACAAATAACTTAAAGAATTTTCTAAATCTTTATTAGAAAATTCTGATGGTTTTTTAATTATATCTTTCAAATTATCCATACTCATTCACATTTTTTTTCCAATACCTCTACCTGGTAAAGTTGTTCCCCCACCCAAAGCTGCAACTGCCAATGGAGGTATAAAAACTTCAACTTTACTATTTGCCAATTCCTCGTCATTCACACCTTTAATCATTTGTTGCATAGCATTCAAAGCGACATTTGGGGATCCATCAGGTAATGCACCAGTTGGGATTCCTTGTGATTCAAGGTTACCCACAACATTAGATAATGCTCTGGTTGGTGAAAATCCTCCTAAAATTCCTGCATTAGCTAAGGCAAAGCTTGGTAAACTAACACCAATCGATGATCTGGCTAAGTTTAAAAGATTCTGAATTTCATCGACTAAAGATTTACATTGTCTAAAATCAATTATCGCTGAAACTACTTGTAATAAAATAAACAAAATTGATGCGATCATTTTGATTCTAGCATCTTTTGCTTCAGTAGCAATCTCCTTTAATAGAGTTTCTACTAATCGACGAATATTTCTTTTCAATATTTTTACCAGTTCTTCTATGAAAATCGCACCTATTTTACTACACAGTTCAATGAAAAAACTTTTGAAGTCTTTCATAAAATCTTCTATGTCTTCAACATTATCGGCTAATTCATTTTTGAGTGATTTCAAACCAATCATTAATCCTAAAACTGATTTCGGAGATAATACTGCAAAACTTACTGACTGTATTATTTGATTTAGAATATCGGTTTTAATTTTAACATTTAAGTCCAAATTAAGACCTAATTTTTTCCATTCTTCATCATTAATCATTTTATCTAGTTCCCCCATAAAAACCTCTGTTTTACGATTATCTGGAACTTCACGAATCACATCAATTGAATCCAATATCGAATCAACATTTACTGGAAATTTAATATTTTCACAGTCAGTAAATTCGGTTACACCTTGTTTTATATTTTCTATTTTACTATCAATATCATTTAAATCAGATGATGTGAAGTCAAAAAATGATTCATCAATTTGATCTAATACCGATTGTTTTGCATTTCCACTAACGTCAATTTCAGTATTGGAATCGAAACAAAGTCCAAGAATTCTTTGAATCATCTTGTCAAATTTTGTTTGTTTCTCGACTTGATCGATAGAGACACCACCTTTAATACTCACAATATTTTGTAATGAATCAAAAATTCTGGCAAGAACTACATCAAAATTTACAATATCTATTGTTTTGTAGTATTCGACCAAAAAATCTGAAATATTATTTCCGTTAACTCTTTGCTTTAAATCTATTTTGTAGAAATCACCAAAATAAGGGATACCATTTTCTGTATATTCTGTAACATATTGAATATCAAATAAAGGATTTTGTGATACTCCTAATATTGTATTTACACCACCATTTTGAGTAAGATCATATAATTTTTTATCCATAGAAAATGGAATTTGACCACTTACAGGATCATTTTTCTCATAAAAAATATCAAATGGTTTCAATTCATATGAATTGGGTAGTAATCTAAATAAGTCTATACTCCTAATATCGATATATATAGAATTTTCCACTTCGAAGGTTTGTTCCTGAGAACAACCTATTGTGGAAATTGTTTCAGATAAAAATACTTCAGAAATTCTATGTTTTGTATTTTTGGCGGAATTCAATAATAGTTCTATTAAGAAACTTACAGTATCGGATCCGGATGTAGGGTCATTAGGCATGGTAGACTTTATCATACCAACAATTTGATCAAATTGACTTTTGATTTGATTTTGTAATCTTTGTGACGTATCACCTAAATTATTTAGTTGTTTTAGTGCGTCACTTTTACTTTGTTCAAAAGTATTTCCTGCAGAGTTTAGTTTAGATTTAGCCTCATCCTTTTTTAAATTGACCGTAGATTTGAAGGATGAAATCTTCGAATTTATGTCATTATAACTTTGATTAAGATCTAAAGCCATTATAGTTTGTATTCAGAAGAATTATCAACATCTTTACTTATCAAAGCTTGAAGTACATCTTCATCCATCTCTGATAAATCAAATGATTCTTCGGAATTACTGGAACTTTTTTCCCAGATTGAGGATTGTAACTTTGAAAGAGTTAGTTTCTTTTCAATCGTATCGTTAATTATTTTTTGTTGTTCCTTTAGTACTGGACCTATCAATGTCATATCTTCCGGTCCTTTTAATAGATTCAACATCTTATTCTGAACTCTGATTGCGGTAGATCTTTGTTCAACTAATTCATTATAAATTTCCTGCATTAAAGATAAAACAGAATTTTTGTTTAATGATATTTCTTTCTTTTTAGGTCTTGGCATACCTATAAATATTAAAGTTCGTTTAATTTTGCATTTATCTCATAATACAAATCCTTGAATTTTACCATAGAAGATCTTATCTCTTTGGTATTCATATTAGTCATCTCACGTAAAGATAGTAGAATTACGTTCTTATTAAATTTATTATTATCAGTACCTAAAAATATTATTTCATAATTTTCAAACAGTTCGACAAGTGCGTAACCCAACTTAGTTTCGTTTTCATTTAGATCTTGTTCTTCAATATACTCTTCTAATTCTTTAACAAATTTTTTTATTAATTGAGTGGTTTCTACTTTTTCATTTTCTAAATAATATATCATGTCTGGACGATTTTCGATCTTTGTTGAAATGTCCTCGTAAGATATTTTTCTATTTTGCTCTTTTTGATCTTTTATTATTTGACCCATCAAATAATTTTTGCAAATAGTACCAAAGTATGAATAAGCTTTTTTGTTTTTATCTGGTTTAAATTTCTCAATCTTAGTCATTAAAAAAGAGTGAGTATCATTATGAATTTCTCTGAAATCCATACCTTTGCGATACAATTTATATCTTCTTATAATACTGTCAATCATTTTATCAACTGGTGCCCTCAAGTAGGTAGCGTAAATTACATTACGCTCCTCTTGAGTTGTTGCACTAATAAAAAGTCTTACAGCATTTTCTTCTCTTACATCGAAATAGTTACTTGTAGATTTTTTTTTAGTCTTAGTATTTCCACTTGTTTCTCCAGACAAAATTTAAGTGTTTTCAGGTTCATATGTAATTTTATTATCTTCCTTAAAAAATTGTTGTTTTTTAGCGGTATCAATCCAAAAACTAGCTTCATCCGATGTGATTACATTCTCACCAAACTTGTAATTCCAAAAAATAGACCCTTCTCTCATATTCACATGTTTGTAACCTATTCTAGGAATAGTCATAAATTTTACAGAATTATATGTCATTCTTAGTAAGAATTCATAAACAAATGAAAGTTTTAAACTTTGTTTGAATCCACCAAAAGAATCTATTATTTTTTTCTTAAATACTAATCCACTAGATTGGAAATTTTGGTAGTTTAATAAGACTTCATTAGTCAATATACCTATTTCAGTGTTCATATTAGCTGCGAAAGTTGCTTCATTCGTAAATCCTGCGAACGATTGTTTTTCATCTACATCAACAACTAATGGTAAAAACCCATCAAAATCAGGGTATGACTCGAAATATCTTTTTACACTTTTAAACCATATTTTGGAGTATTCATCATCAAACTCTAAAATTGATACAAGATCATTTTTGGTTGATTTGATACCTAAGTTGACTTGAGATTGAAAGTCCGAATCTCCTTCATTCAAAACTCTATTTACTGTCAATCCACTAAAATCAAAGTCATCTAAATAATTGATTAAACTTTCTTCATCAGTGTGAACAATAATCAATTCATCTACTGGTTCTTCCTGATGTAAAACAGATTGTACTGACTTACTAAAAAATGTTTCAAAATCTTTATGTTTTGTTGATTCGATGGGTAAAACCACAGAAATCAAAAAATTATCTTCTTTTTTCATATTATTCTACTTCTTCTAATTCGTTTATATTTATTTGATTCTCAAATGATTTTAAACGGGAATCACAATAGGAACTAATTAACTGGACAACATTATAATCAAATGAATTTTTATCTGAATATTTTTCCGAGGTTTCTTTCCCTGCATTATAAAGATCTTCAGATATATTATCTTCTAACCAGTTTTGAATAAAGTCTGCTATTATGTCTACAGTTTGTAATTTATCAAAATACCAAATTCCATTATTATCGTTCATCCAGTCTGGTTTCATATTTGGCACTTTACCAATAACAGGTGTACCACATTTCATAGACTCTAGTGGGAAGGTTCCAAATGATGATGAATCATCGATCCATACAGATACAAAAGAATCTTGTAAGTATTCAGAAAATTTTTCCATAGAAATTCCACGCATATCTCTAAAAGTGACCCAACGATACTGCGGATACCTTATGTAAAAAGTTTTGATTATAATCATAGTATCCCTTTGGTCTCTAGTGTGTATAGAAATGATCGGTTTACAAGGGAATTTTTTTTCAGTGAATACTTCTGAAATTGTTGGTTCTAAAACGTCAACACTAACATTTCTCATCAAATCCTTAACAAATTCTTTTTGTTTTTCTGTCGTAGTTAAACACTTGTAAAAACCATAGTCAGTCCATTCAGTTCCTGGTTTGAGGGTTTCAAGAATTGCATCATAAGATTGTGAAAGTACGATTTTACCACAAGGTAATTTTGACACTTGTTCGATAACATGACCGAAAACCTCTGGGATAAAAATAAAATCCTCCGGACTTACCTCTAACTTTTGTGATTCTAAACTCAAATGTTCTAATTCAGTATAATCGGTCCCTAACCAATCACCAACACCTTTATAGTCATCTTTTTCGTGTAAAATAACCGGTTGATAACCCGAATTATTCAAAGACATTGCAAATTCATAAATGTATCTGACAGATCCTTTAGCATATCCTTTACTGTCTAACACAAAGAAGTAAAATTTATTTTTTTTATCTCTTAAATTAGAAATACTTTTTTTTATTTTTTCTAACTTTATATCTTCCATTTCAGTTTATTTTTTTAATTTATTCCTCCAATAATCTAAAAGATCATTCATTGTTTGTTTCAATTCAATCTTAGGTTCCCATCCAGTCATTTCAACTAATTCTTTCGAATCACCAATTTGTACTTGGATATCGATTGGTCTATAGTAAGGTTCGTAAATTTTCTGTTCAACCTCATCATAGTCGAATTTGGAACATTCGATAAGTAAATCTGTATAGTGTTGCATTTTATTTACTTCACTACCACATACGTTGAAAACTTTTCCTTTAGTTTCTGGATTTATCATTAACAAATAATATGCGTTTACACAATCTCTTACATCTATTACAACTCTTTCTGTCTCGAGATTACCAATTTTCAAAACTTTTTCTTGTAACCCAAGTTCCATTGCCGCAATTTGATATGCATCGGAACTTATGCTGAAAATTTTACCCCTTCTTGGACCTGTATGACTAAAAGCTCTTGTTACAAAACCATCTAAGAAACCATTACTAGCTCTCTCTTGAACATATAAATCCATAGCAGCCTTCGATGAACCATAAGGATTACTAGGTTTCAAAGGTGTGTCAATCGACAAAGTCCCAACATCTTTACATTCGTCACCATACACTTCACTGGTAGAACAGAACATGAATCTAGTTTTACTATTTTCCAAAGAAGTTATTAAGTTCATAGTTGCAGATACATTTTCTTCCCATGTTAAAATTGGATCTTTGAAGCTTGTTGGTGGATGAGATTGTGCGGCTAGATGAAACACTCCATCAAACTCTTCTCGATCAATCAATTTTTTTACACCGTAAAAATGTTTCAAATCTAGATAATGAAAAGTTATTTTATCCAATTCTTCTGGAGTAAGAATATCCAACAAATCTGTTTCTCGACCATTAGCAGTTCTTACTACTCCATGAACTTCATGTCCTTTTTCTAACAATAGTTTCGCAAGATTTGGACCAGCAAATCCTGTTATTCCAGTAACTAAGTATTTCATATTTTTTTCAAAATTTTATTTAATAATAATGTATTGAAGGCGAATTTAAAGGGAAGACTTAAATTTTTACTAGAGTGAATTCCTAAGTTTTCATCTATTTCCTCTCTTTCCGTCAATAAGACTTCGATCATTAATTTTACGAAGTCATACTTAACAACATCTGTCTGTTTTTCTACATGACCCTCTTCATTACTTGTTGCAATACCAACAAGAGAATCGATTTCTTTTAAATCGATATAATAATTTTCACCTAAAATCGAAATCATTTTCTTTAAGTTTTAATTGTTTATATAGTTTTTCAAATTCTTCAAGAGAATTTATTGAAATATCTGTTTCAATACTTTTATTATATGTTGATTCGAATTTTACCAACTGAATATTTTCAGGTGAATTAATTAATAATTCCGGATTTGCGGTGACGATAATATCACACTCATCCCAGAGACTATCGATGGTGATTTTTGAGAAAAATTTAATTTTCTCAACTAGACAACCATATTTTGATAAGAAAAATAGAGATGCTGGCTTAGATTTTCCGATCTCATCTGATATAATTAATATTTCATTTTCATCACGTAGATCTTCATAAATTTTATTCAATTGATTGAAAGTTGTCATTTCAGAACTAGGTGAATTACCAAAAATTTGCATAGTGAAATCTTCATAAAAAAAAGAAAATAGTTCTTGATCGTCTTTGAATTTGAAGTGTGACTTTAAATCATTGAGATTAGTGACAGGAAGATTTAATCCATATTCGAATTCATCACCTTCATACTCATCAATGTAAAATTTTTGATAAATCTGTTCTGCCTTCGCGAATGTATCTCTTAAGACATGATTTATATCGAAAGCTAACTTTTTCATTCGTATTTATCTAAAATTTGTGTGATCAAAGGATTTCTAATGATATTACTTTTATCAAATTTGTAAATCCCTATATTTTCTATGTTATCGAACCTGTTTATGGCATCATAAAGACCTGATTGTGTTTTATCTCTAAATCTATCTGTTTGTTCAATATCACCAGATATGAAAAATTTTGAATTAAATCCAATTCTAGTCAGTAATAATTTCATTTGACTTTTTGTTGTGTTTTGTGCTTCTTCAAAAACTAGTATGGCATTATCTATATTCATACCTCTCATATATGCCAATGCAAAGACTTCGATAAATTCGAATTCCTTAAGTTTTTCCCTCTTTTCTTTTCCAATTATTTTATTTAGTAAGTAATATGAAGGAAATATATATGGATCTAATTTTTCTTCCAAATTTCCAGGTAATGACCCTAATTTTTCTTCAGCTTCAACTGCAGGTCTTACGATTATAATTTTTTCATAATCATTTTCTGGATCTAATAATAAATCGACTGCGGCTTTCATTGAAATGTAGGATTTACCTACTCCCGCGGGTCCTGAACATATTACAATTTCTTTTTCTTTGAGGATATCGTAATATTCTTTTTGTGATTTACTTAAAAATTTTTGTTTCGGTTGACGTCCGACAATTGATTTTATTTCTTGTTTTTTTTTACTTATATTCGTCATATTATAATTTTTCTTGCCAGTAATCTATCATTTCATCTAACATAGATTCAAATGTATATTTAGGTTCCCAACCTGTTTTTTGTTTGAGTTTAGAACAATCACCTTTCAAATCTTCTAACTCTTCAGGTCTGAAATATTTCTCATCAATAATTAAATGTTTGTCAATATCCAAATCTAGTTTTTTGAAAACATATTCCACTAAATCTCTAACAGAATGAGAAATTCCAGTTGAACAAACAAAATCATCTGGGTTGTTTTGTTGTAGTATTAACCACATGGCTTCCACATAATCTTTAGCGTGTCCCCAATCTCTTGTGGCTTCCATATTACCTAAAGACAATGTTTTGGATAATCCTTTTTTTATTTTGACCGCAGCTTTTACCACTTTATTAGTTACAAAATTAGTCCCTCGTCTAGGTGACTCGTGATTAAATAATATACCATTAGAAACAAACATCTGATAAGAATTCCTATAATTTCTACTTATGTTATATGCAAAAACTTTAGAACAACCATAAGGAGAAACTGGATTCATTGGTGTTGTCTCACGTTGATATCCATCATCATCAATGTTATTTCCAAACATTTCTGAAGATGACGCTTGATATACCTTAATATTAGGATTTACTAATTTTACAGCTTCTAATAGGTTCAGAGCACCTAAACCTGTTACATTTGCAGTGTAAATTGGTTGATCGAAGGAAATTCGAACGTGTGATTGTGCCGCCAAATTATAAATCTCATCTGGATTACATTTTTGTATGATCCTTATTAATGATGATAAGTCTGTCATGTCAACATATTCTAAATTAGAACTAATTGCATGATATACATTATCCAGTCGATTAGTTTGGTTTTCCGCCACTGAGTTTCTTTTCACAGTACCCCATACTTCATATCCTTTTTCTATCAAAAATTCTGCAAGATATGAACCATCTTGGCCATTAATACCTGTAATTAATGCGACTTTATTTTCTTGATTTTTCATAATTTTCTAAAAACCATTTTATTGTTTTTTTTATTCCAACTTCAATTGGTGTAAATTCAAATTCAGGTAAATATTCTTTAATCTTTGAATTGTCTGATGGTTTTCTAAACTGACCATCAGGTTTTGACTTGTCGAATAATACTTCCCCTTTAAAATTAAACTCTTGTACTAATAAATCAACTAAATCTCTAATTGAAATTTCTTGTGAAGTCGATAAAATAATTGGTTCGGGATCATTGTAATTTTTTAAAACCCATTCAGTCAAATGACTAACATCTTCAGAATAAATAAATTCTCTTAAAGGTTTACCTGATCCCCATACCTCAAATGGTCTATTATCAATTTGTGAAATATACATTTTATGTATCAGCATCGGAACTACATGACCGTGAGTTAAAGAAAAATTGTCATTTGGTCCATAAATATTTGTTGGAACAACTGATTTATAATTTAATCCATACTGTTCTTTATAAGATCTAATCTGTATATCCGCCATCCTTTTAGCATATGCGTAAGCATCATTCGAAAAATGAGGAGGACCCAAATGAATGTATTCTTCCTTAAGTGGATATTTGGTGTTATCAGGAAAAATACAGGTGGATAAAAAAGTAACTAGATTTTTAACACCATGATTTCTTGCTTGTTCAATCACATTAGTGTTTATCATGATATTATCATAAAAATATTCACCTTTGAAATTCATATTAGATCCTAATCCACCAACTTTTGCGGCCGTATGTATGACTTCAGTAGGTTTATATTTTTTATACATTTTAATCACCTCATTGGTTTTAGTTAAATTATAATCCTTAGATGATATTTTTACGTCTCCATCAAGACATGAACCTACTAAACCATTTCCTGTTATTAACCTCATACTTTAAATTACTTTCCATTTATCAGAAACACATACTCCCCAATCATCATCTCTACTTTTGTAATTTTTATGAAAAACTAAATTCTGATTTGGAGTGGTTGTGTGTAAGTCTACTAAATGAAAGAATGATGAGTTAACACAATGAACTTCTTCTGCGTTATCTATTAGTTTGAGATAATCAAATATTGTATCGGCTTGTTCTACAAATATCCTTTTCAAATTATTACCAATTAAGTCATAATTTATTCCATCTAATCCCCCACTATGTTTATTATGTATTAATGCATATTTTTCATCATTAGGATTTAATTTTTCATACTGATTATTCTCCTTTATAAAGTCTCTTTCAACATAAAAATCAGTCCACCTTTTTTGATGGTCAACATTCATACTTTTATAAAAATTTTCATCCCACATTGGTCCACAACAAAAAGTATTATGGTGACCTATTATGGTTAATTTTTGACTTAAATTATTTTTGGAAATGTAGTCGTTAACCCCGAAATCATCATTTACCGCAATCAATTCTAAATTAGAAAGATCTCTGAACATAAACTGGACACTAGGTAAATTATGATGTTTAACAAACAAATATGTTTTATCGTAATCTCTAATTAAATTCCTTATTAAACCATTACAAATTAAATGATCCCCTAATCCTAAATGTTGGTGTATGTAGTTTATATTCATTTTTTTACTGTTGCAACTCCTTTTATCTGAACAACTTCTCTAGCTTTTTTATTTGCAAAAATAATTGAATTTGGAATATCTTTAGTATTTAAATAAAAATAAATAAATGAACTTAGAAATGTATCACCAGCACCACTTACATCAAAAGTATTAATAGGTTCTGTTTCATAAATTACATTATCGTATTGACATCCTTTACCTCCTAAAGTGACAATCATTTTTTTATCTAAAAATTCTAAGTTTCCATGTAACTCTAAATTTTTGTTATATTCAGTTTCGTTGATCTTGATAAAATCAATATTTTCACAATACTTACCTAATAATTTTTTTGTGTCTAAAAATACTGGGCACTTCACATTTTCACTTATGTATTGTATATCCTTTTCATTTAAAAAACCTTTATTGTAATCAGAAATGACAACCGCATCCCACTGAAGATTTAATTTTTCATATAGAATTGATCTATCTATCCGATCACATTTATCGTTTTCATCTACTCTTATTATCAGTTGATTACTTGACTTATCAACATATCTAATTTTGTGTATTGTACTCTGATTTGTTACCAGATCGACTTCAAGACCGAAAGAACTCAAATTCTCTTTTACATTTGCAGCCATACCTGGATTTGTTGTATAATCTGAAGGTAAGAAAACTGGTACAGGCGCTTCAGGACATAACCGGTTACATTTCCCATAAACAAATTTATCGATACATGAGTCTCCAATAACTAAAATCATTTTTTCAATATCATGTGATCATTGGTTAATGGTAAATCATTTTCATCAATTCTTTCACCTATAAAACGACCTTCAGGATCCCTTTCGATTGGGAAGGGTCTTCCATTACCAAACTCATCATGAATTACCATATCATTTGTGTAACTTTCATAAACGGATTTCAAAAACATTTGATCTGCTCCGTAACCTATTGGTTTTGACTCGTGCCATTTCGAAACCATATCGGTGAGAGGTAAAATTTTAGATTTTATTCCCCACATTCCACCTAAAATTCCAGGACGGTCGTTTCCATATGGAATCGCATGTGCAGGATGATCTCTCATTACATGGATTGATTTTCCACTGTCTATCCATTCGTCTACTGCCATTTTTTCCCTTATAGAAACTCTAGAATCACAATCCCTAAAGACAACATATTCACAGTCATCAATATCTGATGCTAAAAATCTCCAGAACATACCGTATAGATTTTTATCAGTAATGTCGATGGTCAATACATCTAGTTCATTTAATTTATCAATTGTTTCAGTTGGTACAGTATTATCATAATAAACTACCATTTTCCACCCAGGATAAATATCCTGAATAATTTCAGCGTTTCTGATTGCCCCTTCATTATAAATTGTTTGTTTAGACCACAAACTAAAACTTACGTAATTCATATATATTAATTTATAATATTCATTAATTTATATAAGTCATTCATTTGATTAAAATTCTTTACATAATGATGGGTAAAGAATTCAATAGGATTTATTATATTGTTATATCTATCATCTAGAGTTTCAACCCCGATTCGGTCTTTTCCTTTTTCATCATGAGGATTGAATCTATCGTCATTGACAAATTTTATTTTATTTTCTCTACAAAACATCCCTAAAGTCACGTCTGAATAACCAGTATCCAAAAACTTAATACCTTTTGATATATATTCAACCCTTTTTTTGTTGATTAAGTAACCTGCACCACCAGAACAGTAATTTAAGAATGGGTCCTGGGAGTAATTTTGCATCACATGACCATGTATTTTGTTTTTATCAAAATTGTTCAAATTTGATTCTAAAAGTTTTGTATTTACGAAAGTATCGTCATCACAGAAAAAAAACCACTCATATATTTGATAGAGTTTATGGGTATCAATTAACTTCCATACATTGACATGTTTGTCTTCGTTAGATAAATAATCAGTTCTATTGGATACTTTAAATATTCTATTTTCAGGATCATGATGATCTGAGTAAAATAGATAGTTTTTACCTTGACCCCATGTATTAACTACGTTTTCCCATCTTTCAGGATTCATAGATCCATGTAAAATTACATAAAGTATATTATTGTTCATTATGTATCAGTTTTTCTATCATAATTTTTTTATCAACAACATGATCTTGCGTTCCGTGAGAGTCCATTTGGAAGTGGTGTATCATATCAGGTAAAACAAGTAATTTTTTATTTTTCATATATGTAAAAAATGTAAGTGATCTTTCGTGTTGATGACCAGCAGTATTAGACTTTAAAATATCTGGCAATAATGGTAGGAACCAATTCATATACTGATCAAAACATGATTTTTTAAAAATACTATTAGATGTTGAAGTCCAAGACATATTTGGATTGTCCTGTAAAGACCTACGTATTTCATCCTCCATATTTCTTTTGTAGACTTTACTAATGGATAAGAATAATTCACTTACCCACCTTGGATCATTTATGAAATGATGTTCATTACAAGGTCTGGGTAGAAATCTTATCATATCCACACCATTTTCCATATGTTTTGGTAATTTTTGAAATGATTGATTATTGATAATTGTATCGTACTCCAAAAGACTTATATATTTTTTATTTGAAAGATTATTCTTCCAAATAGCATACCAAGCGGTGAAAGAATTTATATTAGGATATTGTTCAATATTATGTTCTAAATTTCTACAAATAATAACATTTTCGTAAGATGATATTTTTTCTATTGGACCTTTACCAACAAAAAGGTATTTTAAATTAGGTATACCATAATACTTTTCGTGTCTTTCATATTCAACTATTATATTTTCATCATGTACGATAATAAATGTATCAAGATCATCAAAAGAATTTAAGTTCAAAGGTAATACATCAGAATATTTTTCACTAAAATCCAACCTTTTTTTATCCCACGATTCATTAGTCTGTCCGACTGATAAATGGGTTACTCTAACCGCAGTTGTTATTCCTATATTCACCCCTTTTAAAAAATTCGGTACACAAAAATTCATATCGTAAAAGTGGAACCCATCAACACTCTCATCAAAATTTTCTTCAATTTTTGATTTTCTGACTACCATAAATAAACCATCAATCATGACAGTAGACTCTATTCTATTTTTTATTTCTCTAGAATACCTACTTTCCCACTTATTATTCTCGTTTTGATGATTTACAATACCATACATAGTTTCAGGTACTTCCCACCACATACCACTTTCTGGTACATATTTTGAACCGGCTAATCCAATAATTCCATACTCTTCATTTTTTTTAATGACATTATTTAATTTGAAACCCCAATTTTTAGTTTCAAAGATTAAATCATCATGGATAAGTATAACCGTATCGAAACTAGCTTTTTCTAGAATGATATTATAAACTTCTGACAAAGAATGAGTCCCTTTGTTTTCAAAAGGTATAATCTCAACATTCTTAGGTCCTACCGTTTTTTTTATGTGTTGAATATACCCTTCATCAATTGATCGAGTAGAAAATCCTATTGTATACATTTTTAGTTACCTGTTGACCCGAAACCATTAGAGTTTCTATCTTTATCTTCTATCTTGTTCACTTTGACTAACTCTATTTCACCTCCTTGAATAACAGGACAAAGTACCGCTTGTGCGATTTTATCTCCGACACTCACTTGTTGAGTCTCGTTACTTAAATTTATAAGGATAACTTTGATCTCACCCGTATATCCTTGGTCTACCGTACCCGGAGTATTTAAGACGGTCAATCCTTTTTTGTATGCCAAACCACTTTTAGGTCTTACTTGAATTTCATATCTATTAGGGATATCAATTCTTAAACCTGTTGGTATTAATTTTCTTTCTCCAGGTAGAAGGGAGTGGTTTTCATTTGATCTTAAATCAAATCCTGAATCTGTATTGTAATGGTACATCGGTTCTGAATTATCAGAATCGAAACTATATTGTACTTCTAATTTTCTTTTGAATTCTTGATTAAACGTATTCTCTATTTCTTCCATGTCTAATCCTAACGAGTTAATTAATTGTGTAGGATCAAACTCAAAATCTTCATTGGAAGAACTTAATGAATCCATAACTCGTTTTAATTCTTTAATCTTTTCAATCATTTTAACTTATAAATTTTTGTAATTATTTCTAATAAACTTTTAACATCTTCTTCACAGTATTTAGATATTTCATCTAACTTTCCATCATACCAATAATTTGAATGTACACTTTTACCTGTAACACTTCCCGTTTTGGGACTATCGAGTCCCATAGAAACACTCATTAGATCCAATGATGAAAGTCCATAGTTTGAATTAAATCCCCATAATTCTTTAGTGTCAATAGCTTTCATTTCCCACGGTTTTGTGGAATATGAAGGTAAGATTTTTGGAGGTTTTATAGAATTACTTAAAAACTTTTTTCCCAAATATGGTATGTCAAAACTTTTTATATTATGACCACACAAATGAAATCCCAAATCAAAAACTTTATCTAAAAGATCTTTTATCTGCATAAGTAAATCTTTTTCATTGTCATTTTTAAAAGTTTGGGTGTGTGTTTCCCCTTTAGGGGTTACAAATGAAAAACTTGCACAAACAATTTTTCCGAACTCAGGAACTAAAGCAGATTTGGATTCATAAACTTCATCACTGGTCATTCCATCAGTATCTGAATATTTTCTTTTGAACCAATCCATATAATTCATAAAAAGTCTATGATGTTCAGGATAGTTCTCTTCTAAACTATTCAAATCTGGTGTCATACCGACAGTTTCGATATCAAAGAATAAAATTTTATTTAAAGAGTGGTCTATCATTTTACTAAACTTTTATATATTTCAGCCCTAACTTTAGTCATGTTATTTAGATCATATTTGTCTTTGACTGTTTCATATAGTCTTTCACCCAAATCTTCAACCCAAGAAGGATTATCGATTAGTTTTTTCATAAATTTAGCCCAATCTCTAGGTCTTTTAGGATCAACAAGTAATGCATTACCATCAACAAAATTACCCTTATCTAAACTGTGTTTCAAATCTATAGTATACGGTCCATAATTTGATGCAATAATCGGTTTTTTGTAAAATCCTGCTTCGATGACTTTTAATTGAGACTTCATCTTATTAAAGATGTGATCTTTGATAGGTGCGAGTGATACATCGAATTTAGAATAATTTTTTGCATAACTTGTCACAGGTAATGTCCAGACTCTTTTATATGATTGGTCATCACCAGAATATTCTTCATTTACAAATTTGTGAAGGAATTCTTTATGATCTTCTTTTACGTGTTTAAAGTTGTTTGTTACAATTTTTTCATAGTCATACCAGACAGTCTCTAATGGTTTAATGTCTCTAACCTTTTCTGTACCATCTGGACCTATTTCAGTTACTGAACCTCTAGTGTCAAATCCACATAGAACAAATCCAAACTTGTCTTTTACACTATCTAACGTTGATATACCTGAAAGAAGTTGTATATCATGTAAGTGTGATGACCCACCTAACCATCCAAATCTTAAAACATCACTTTCTGTTGTTTTCTCATTAAATTGATCTTCATTTGGATCAATACAGTTTGGTAGTACGAAAACATTCTTATTAAATTTTTCTATTTCTTTTCTAAAAATATCCGTTGTGGTCGTCACAAATTGCGCTAATTTTAAACTTTCCTGAATTCCTTTGTGAATTCCGTTTTTCATAACAATTGCGTGTGCTGGGTGTTCTTTTGTTGGTAACCAATAATCATCTAGATCACAAATAGTAATAATCCCTAATTGATTTAGTGTTTTAATAACACGCGCACTTTGATCCGGATTTCTAGTAATCGATCGGTGGAAGTGAACTATTTGATATTTTTTCCAATAGTCGGGGTCATTAACTTGAGGATTGTAATCTATATCAACATTAAAATCATCACCATAAAGTTCTTGTAGTTTTGTATGTGGATCAACTGACCTAAATTTTCCGACTCCAGTAGTGTCAGAAGGCAGCACCAAAATATTAATCTTACTCATTCATATACTTTTTTAAAGTATAGTAAAAAAAAAGTGTTAAGTAAAAAGTCTTATTTAATTTTTTTGATTTTTGTTACGACACCCTCGAATAAATGATTCCCTACTTTGAATACTAACTTTTCTTTTGTGTCTTTACCCGATTCACTTAAAATTATCTTGTCAGACAATTCTTCTTTGATAACATCTTTTACAGTATCTCTGACTATATCTCGAATCATATTTCTTAAATCGACGTCATTTTCTTTAATTTTTGATATTTGAGCTTGAGGTGACTTTTTATTTTGATTAATTAGTTTAGCAGCACCTTCAATTATATCGTTACTAAGTGTGACACCACCTTGGTCTGGTTTTTGAATCGGATTATCAATCATAAGTTTTTTTATCTCATCAGGTAGGTTCGAACCCATAATTGAACTTTCATTTAAGCTTTTACTCATCGGATCAACAGGAACATTTTTAGGTGCTTGATTTTCGTTAACAATATTTTGAGGTATATTATAGTTAGGTAAACCTTTTCCTGAGTTTGGAATACCTTCTTGAGCATCCATTATTTGTTTAGATATTGCTAATTTTTGCATTAATGATTGATCCATGATTTTAGAATTTTGAGTTTACAATGACACTATTCATACTGTTATCACCATTTGGGTTATAACCAGGTCTCATTTCTGAAAAGTTATCAAGAGTTGGTTTATATGTAAATATTTTATCTACTCTAAATAATCTCCATCCCGGTAAAGGTTGTTCACCAGTAGCGGCAGTGTGAGATGAACCCTCATAGTCCCATGCTCGCAAGACTAAATTATTTTTCTTACTCCTACCTAGACAGACAGGTTCAATAGTTCTTAAACCCTTACCTCCCGGTTCATCCCCATCATACTGTATTTGTGTAATTATTTTATCTTTAATTGAGCGCTCAATATCAGAAACATTAGCTGCTTCTGTAATTAATAATTTTATAGTTTCAATTAACTTCATACGTTAGCCAAAGGTCTTGCATTACCACCACGTTCACTAGTTACATAATAAGGATTACCAGAAGAATATCTGTTAACTTTTATTTCACTATTTCTTTCATTAATATCAGTCTTAGTACCACCTTTTTGATTGTATATATCTAAAAATTTGGAAGTACCTCTTCCAAGATCGTCTCCATCTGCAACCGCATCTGGATGTTGTGCAGAATATGATTCAGTTTCCGGAGAAAAGTCATTTCTAGGAAATAATTTACCACGTTCACCAGTGGCAATTCTAGTCAACTCATTATCTGGTTGTTCGAAATTCAATTTATCGTTTTGTTGTGCCATTTTACAAATTAATTAATTTATTTATTCTGTCTATTTGTTCAACTACTTGAACATTAACATCTAAGTTTCCTTCACCGTATTTTTTATTTTTTTTGGATTGATTCACGTCTTGTCTCAAAGAGTTAAGTGTGTTATCTACCCAGTTCTTACTTACTTCTCCTCCATTGAGAAGAAATGAATTATTATCTTCAGTATTTGAATCAAACCAGTTTTTCCATCTTTTCAAAGTTTGATAAGTTACAAAACCTTTTTCTCTGATTTCAATATTTCTATTGTGACCCTCTAGATTCGCATCGGACTTAATACTATCAAAATTTGTCTTTAGTTGTGATAGAATTTTTTCTGGTACCCTAATTTTTCTATTGTAAAGTTCTTTATTCATCTTTAATCATATTGATTAATTCATCCTGAGATAATCCTTCTGATTGTGCTAAGTTTTTCAAAGACCTTATATTTCTCTTTATTATGGATTCAATACCATCAGACATTTCAGAATCATCGTCTTCAGATTTTTTAATAATCAAATCTTCAACCATCTTATTAATTTCTTCCATAGAGAACTTTTTCTCTTTTAATATCAATTCTTCTTTATCGTCTTGAAGTCCAAATTCCTCTGCCCTATCTTCAGCATCATTTTTATCAAGACCTAATTTTTTATATAAAGTTTCAACAGTGTCATCGAAATCTAATTTTTTCCACGTCTCATCCCAACCAAAAGCTTTTGACATATCAATTTCTTTTGTTGTTTCTTCACCAACATAAGTCCTATATCCTCTAGTAAGGGGGTCTTGAGTTTGTCGAGTCGCAGCAACCGTTTGGTCCATAGTCTTACTAGGTGAGACTTGTGGGTCTAAAATTGGTATTGCCGAAGAAACCATTGTACCATCATAATCAATCAATTCATCAATCTCTCCTTGAGGTTTATTTATAACTTTTTCAAGATCTGATTTATTGCCGCATGGTTTCCAAGCATTTTTTCTAACTCTATGTGATCCTTCACATCCTAGTTTTTTTGACTGTTTTTCAGCTAGATCCTTGCTTCTATATAAATGTGATTTCATTTAGATACTTTCTTAATAAATACTTCTTTTAAACTATTTATCAAAAAAAAGAGATGCCTAGTCAAAATATTAATAATTATGGTGCAAATAAATTTGATTTGCGTATTGATTACAGTAATTATTATGACATTACAATCGGTAATGATGAAAATGATTTTGATCAAGAAGTAGTTTTCGGAGGTAACATAATAGGATATGATGACGGTGATAGATTACCAATTAATATTGACTTAAATTCTTTTGCATGTTCTAATAAATCAGATATCCTTTGGAATGATAATCAATTGATACCTTACATATCTAGAAGTTATTTGAAAAAAGATAAGTCTGATGATTGTTATTCTGCTCAGACACTTTGTGATTTAGGTTTAACAGCCACAGATAATGGATTAGTAAATAAAGTTACTGGTGAAACTTTAACTTTCACTATGGGTGTTGATGAATCAATTGAGATCTCACCTCTTCATTACACTAGAAAGTTTAAAATGAATAATGTTAGATCATTTGCAAACTACCCAAACTCTAGATTTAGTGGAAATACTAATACTATCTATAATTTAGTGTCAAAAAACGCAGATAAAATCGGCTATTATAATGAATTATACGGAGGATTTTTCCAGGGATTTTATAAATTGTTCGGATATGATTATGAAGTATTTCCTGAAAGGGTAAAAAAGGGTTGGACAATGGAGACCGTTTTGAAACCTAGACAAAGGCAAGAGTTCGATCTTCAAAAGGACGAATATTATTTGAATGATCTTTATACCGAAAATTCTGGTACCTTTTTCTATATGGGGACTAGAAGTGAAAATAAATTCTATCATACATCTAGTGGTATGACAACATCCGGATCAACTTTTGATTGTGATAGAAACGAAATAATTTTTAGTGACGGGTTAACAGGTTTTTCGAAAGATACTAGATTCTTGAATGATGATTATGTGACTTGTGCCTGTTCAGACACAGGAGTAACTAATAGTGAATGTATTAGAATTTACCCGAATTCGGGTGACTCTAAAACTTTATCAAACACATATGATCCGGGTATGGATGTTTATTCAAATGGATTATCAGTAAGATTCGAGGGTGACCCAATAAACCCTAAAGTATGTGTGAAATACTTAACAATCACAGGATCATGTGTTAATGATGGGAATTGTGAAGATGATATAAACTATAGTTCAGGTTATTGTATTAATGAAATTTGTTCAGTTTCAGGAATATATGATAATTGTAATCTTATAAAGAATGAATGTAATCAGGCCAATACTGAAGAAAAATGGGTTATGATGAGTATCGTTTTTGAAAGAAAGGATTATATTGAAAATTGTGATCTATTAAATTTTGGCGGTCTAGGTAGTATTCGAAGACGTCTATATCAATCTGAAATTGAGGATAAGTACACAAACTTGATAAAACCCCCTCATACTGGTACTGGGGATACTGAGGAACATTCCAGAATAGTGACTTCAATGAATACTAAATGGTTGAGAGAAAAAGAAGAGAGAATAGGAAGTCTCAAGGTTTACGTTAATGGATATCATTTAATGACCATTGAAGATTTCGAAGAGATTATACCAAGAGAATTAAAAACAGAAAAAGAAAAACAAATTGGGGTACCGTTTAACATATCATGGGGTGGTGGAACACAAGGACTAAGAGAAAATATAATTCCGTTTAACACTGAGACGGTGAACGGTCCTTACATCCAAGATAAATTGTGTATGACAAATAACACACTTTCAGGAACTTCATACTCTTCAGTGACTACAAATATTTTAGCTGAGTCAACTTTTGGAGGATCATTCATGGGTGCCATATCTCAATTCAGAATGTATACTGAACCTCTGACCGCACCACAAATTCAACATAATTTTAGAGTTTTAAAAGATCGTTATGATTTATATGATTTCTGGTGTCTAGAATGTTTAGAATGTTTGACTGATTGTTTCTTCGATTATGAAACTTCCCAAGATATTTATGATTTCGATTTTGTAATAAACAAAGCATCATGTGTATTTGATGTTGAAATATATAATTTATAAAAAATGGCAAATTTAAAAATTTCTGAATTACCTGAAACACTTTCTGCGGATACGACAGATGTATTTGCAATAGTAAATAATAGTCAAACTAAAAAAATAACATTCGAAAACTTATATGAAGATATTCCAACATTAAATTCTGAAAGACAATCTAATACTTTTTTAGTACCTACTGTTGTAACTGGTAGTTCAGGTAGTAACCATTATATAAGTGGAATGAGTGAAACCGCACTTATACGTTTAGCATTTACTGGCGGTAATGGTACTGCAAATTTATTTTTACCAGACGCAACAACTAACACAAATAGATGTATTAGAATTATTGGTGATGGCACTATAGATAATCAACATACTTTCGATGTTACACCTTCATTTGGTCAGAATTTAGATGGTTCTACAGGTTCATACAATATAGGCACAAATAAATCTTACGATGGTGTTATGGTTTGGACTGACGGTATTGAATGGTTCAGAATACAAAGTAAAGGATAAAAATATAGATACATTTCAAAGTGGAATTTTACATAAAAAAAGGAAGTACATTACCAATTCTAAGTTATGAAGTTACCGAAGACGGCATCAATAATTTAGATGCATTATTAAATGAACAAAATTATGTATGTAAATTTTCTCTTTTAAAAAAAGATGGTACTTTCGTAATTTTTCAAAAGCCAGCCCAGGTTGAGATGAGAAAAGACGGAATTAAGGACGGTCTTTTTTTAACTTATAAGTTTAATAAAAAAGAAACTTCAGTTAGTGGTGATTATTATGGACAATTTCATTTGTATAGTATCGATGGTGAAAGGTTTTTCAAAAGAGAGGGTAAAATACCTATATTTATTTTAGACTCAATCTCTGATAATGATTTATGTTGTAAAGGAGATAAAACTAATTACGACACTATTATAGTCTCAGAAACACCAAGAAGAACTCCAACAGGTACACCTTCAATAACATCAACACCAGCACAAACAGTAACACCTTCAGTCACTAACACACCAAATATGACTTATTCATTTGGTGTTATTACTAGAGTTTGTGATGATGTAAGTTTTAATGTTATAGCACCTCAACTATATTTAATTAACGGTAATTATATGTCATTTTATGGTGACTGTTATTTAATCTCAGATGTAGGTGTAATTGCAACCTATGATTTTATTATTACAGCATCAGAAATAGATCTTTATGATGAAGAATCAAACTGTACATCATTATATCCGTGTATTACACCCACACCATCACCAACAAATACTCAAACACCTTCAATAACTGCTTCAAATACACCAACACCTTCAATAACTGCAACTCATACTCTAACACCTTCAATAACTGCAACTAATACTCAAACACCGACCAACACCACCACCACAACTTTAACCGCAACACAAACATCGACACCATCTACTACCACAACTTTAACTGCAACACAAACACAAACGATTACGCAAACACCAACAAATACTCAAACACCTACATTTACTTTAACTCATTCACAGACCGCAACAAATACACCAACAAATACTCAAACGCCTTCAATAACCGCAACAAATACACCAACACCAACTCCATCATATACTGTAGGGGGAACCCCACTTCCAACACCTACATTAACTTTAACCAATACGGAAACTCCAACATTTACACCTACTAATTCTGAAACTCCGACCCATACACCAACAAACACACTAACACACACACCAACATATACCCCTACAAATACAGTAACTAATTCTGAAACACCAACGTTTACACCAACTGGGACAATTAATGAAACCCCAACACTAACACCAACACAATCAGAAACACCGACAAATACTAGTACAAATACACCCACCAACACTCAAACTTCAACGTACACACCTAGCCCAACAATCACATCTACAGTAACACCAACACAATCATCAACACCACCAGATACTGACTACGTATATGCATTCGTCTTAGCACATGATGATATTTTAGATGCTACTTTTAATGACAATAGTACTGAAAGACTTAACGACAATACTGAAATCGATGTGTTTAGAATTTCTAGAGATTCTAGAACTTATATACCAACAAATGATTCAAAAAATTCTGCAGAAATAGATCTAGATTTAAGTAATTTTAATAGAATAAAAGATTCAAGTTTTAACCGTATAGTAATTGAATTACCAAAACTTGGTGATGAGTATGGCACATATCAAAAGGTATCTATTGAGCCCGTAGATATATTACCAGACAATATTCCATTTTCTATTGGTAATAACAACAGTATTATTAATAATTTCTACACCAAAAAGTATATACAATCTTATAACATATATAACTCATCAAGTGAAAGACTAGGTATATTTGTCGCGTTCGGTGATAAACTTTTTGCCCAATATAGAGATGGTGATCAATCAATAGAGTTGATAAAAAGACCAGATATTAATTATGATGATAAATATATATTACAAAACACACTTGACTTAAAAAATCCTGGGGAGTTTACTTGCGGGGCACCGGAATCGACAGAAGAAAATATTGTAAATAGTATTCAAGAATCTGCAAGATCCTCAACACCAGAAAACGGATATTGTATAAGAACATGTATTGATGTTGATTACGCAACATATAATTATTTTAATGGTAATGAAGAAGAAATACTTATTTGGGTATCATCAATTTGTGTGGGTGCAATTTCAATATATCTAGACACATGGGATGGATTAGTAAACTGGCAGATTTCCTTAATTCACCTTTGGGATACGCAGGATCCTATCATGATAGAACCTGGACCTGTAGAAGGTAATACTTTCTTAAATAGAACCAGAAATGCGTGGAATGATATCGATACATTATCTCAATTATATCTAGAATATGATTTACATATTGTTTATACCTTTACTATTTTAAGTCAAAATTTACAAGGACCATTTGGACCTAACTCTTCAGGGTTACTAGGTTCTGCATATCCTGATATGGTTTGTAAAGATAATGTACCATTTATAACCGCAAATGTTGGTATATCATACCAGTTATGGCCTGAGGGTGTAAGTGAACAAAACACTCTTACTTTAGCACATGAATGGGGACATTTAATCGGATTTAATCATACCCAGAGTTCTCAATTCGGTAGAGGATGGGTAGAGTTTAAAGATCTTACGGGTGCACCAGACCCAATAGAAAGTTCTAGTTACGGTTGTTACCCTCCAGGTACTTGTGATAGTACGTGTGGTGATATTATGAGTTACTGTTTTACTGGTAGGTTACTAGAATTCCACCCAGTCCTAGTTGAGTTTTTGCCGTTCCATATGGATTTTATAAATGCAAAGTGTTTATTGACCGACACTATTTGTACCGTACCACCCACAACTGAACAACTTAATTCACTGTCCTATTATATGGGTGACCTTCAATTTACCTTCCATATTAACTATTACTCTACTAGCCTTAACAAATTAACCAAATACCTCGATTGGCCAGGGTTTTTATTAGGTACACAGAGAGGATCACAATTAATACAAATCCCAGTAAATGATGATGGTACGTTTGGTACTTTTAATATTCCAGGTTCAACATTAAGTTACGGTGAATTTACAGTTATTATAGTAACAAAATCCATGGGATATAATGATTCAACTATTATGGGTAATATTGAAATAAATTATGACAATGGATCTACTTACTATTCATACGAAACTTTGGATGTATTTTACGGATATCATATAGATTATAATGGATTTAGTATTGACAATACTAATAATTATAGGGTTCTTTTCTCCCCTTCTATGATTTTTAATAATAGTAATCCAACAATAACATATAAAATAAGGGGTGGTAATATGATTGAGTATGACCAATCAGTAGGATCGGATAATTCCCCCAACTATTTTGGTATATGTCTTTACAATGAAGAAAATGTTGTTGCAATTACGGGATCAAATGTTGAAGATACCACCAGACCTAGTTTTAATCGTAGTCTTAATAAATCTTATATAATATATTTACCCGGAGATACTTATGTTGGTAATCTCTTTGACTATCCTGTTTTAGTTCCAGACGTACCCGAAAACTGGTTTTGTGTAAATTTGTGGGAAGGATCGATTTCCATCGAAACTTTAACCGTTTGGAATAGTGACGTATTGTACACTTGGTACGCTGATAATTGTAATGATAGTTTATGTGGATTAGATCCTACAATAGGTTTACCTCCTTTAACACCGATAAACATTTAAAAAAACGATGTATGGATTTTTATATTAGAAAAAATAGTACATTACCAGTTTTAAAGATGGAGATCCCTGATCTACCATCTTTTGATCTTAATAGTGCTTCTTCTTTTTTTAATCTAAAATTTAAATCCCAAGACAAATACAAAATATTTAATAAACCCGCAAATATTTTTTTTTCTGATGGATTGTATTATGTTGAATTTAAATTCAATAAGAAGGAAACAAATTTTTCCGGGTCATTTGAAGGTGAATTTATTCTCAAACAAGGGGAAAACAAAATAAAAATTCCTACGGATGATGACATCACTGTTGAGATCACAGATTCGTTTAGTAATGTGGATGCCTGTTGTAAACCACAAGAAGTTACGATAAGCGTAGTTCCAGGTATAACCCCTAAAAGAATAATTGTCACTGATACACCAAAAAGAACACCAACAAAAACTCCAAAAATAACTAATACACCAACAAATACAAAAACAAGTACAAATACACCAACATTCACTCCAACTAATACCTTGACTCCAACTCATACTTCGACTAACACAAATACCCCAACAAATACCCCAACATTTAGACCTACTAAAACACCTACTAACACAATAACTTCAAACGAAACCCCTACTTTAACTCCGACTAATACAAATACACCCACATTTACCCCAACTAACACTATTACCAAGACAGTGACAAATACAATAACTAATACAATCACTAGTACTGAAACACCGACATTTACACCAACTAATACTACTACAAATACTGAAACACCCACATTTACACCAACTAATACTGTCACAAATACTGAGACTCCAACATTTACCCCAACTAATACTATTACAAATACCGTAACTAATACTGTTACGAGAACTGAAACACCAACATTTACACCAACTAATACAGTAACAAGTACAGAAACGCCAACATATACTCCAACTAATACGATCACAAATACAGTTACAAGAACTGAAACTCCAACATTTACTTCAACAAATACTTCTACAAATACTGAAACTCCTACATTCACTCCAACTAATACTGCCACAAATACTGAAACCCCTACATTCACTCCAACTAATACAGTAACTAATACTGAAACACCAACATTTACCCCAACTAATACGATCACAAATACTGTAACAAGTACTGAAACGCCAACATATACACCGACTAATACGATTACAAGTACAGAAACACCAACATTCACTCCAACTAATACAATAACGAAAACTGAAACACCTACGTTTACTCCAACAAAGACTATCACACAGACCCCTGGTGGATCCCCAGCAGCCACTCCAACATTTACCCCAACTAATACTATTACAAGTACTGAGACTCCAACATTTACTCCGACTAATACAATTACAAGTACTGAGACTCCAACATTTACCCCAACTAATACTATTACCAATACTGTTACCAGTACAGAAACTCCAACATTTACTCCAACTAATACTATTACCAATACTGAAACACCAACATTTACTCCAACTAATACTCCAACTAATACTATTACAAATACTGAAACTCCAACATATACTCCGACTAATACGATTACAAGTACTGAGACACCTACATTTACACCAACAAATACTATTACCAGTACCGAAACACCAACATTCACTCCAACTAATACTATTACGAGAACTGAAACTCCAACATTCACACCAACTAATACGATCACAAATAGTGTTACCAGTACAGAAACACCAACATATACACCGACTAATACTATTACCAATACTGAAACACCAACATTTACCCCAACAAATACTGTCACCAGTACTGAAACACCAACATTTACTCCAACTAATACTATTACACAAACACCTGGTGGATCCCCAGCCGTTACTCCAACATTTACTCCGACTAATACGATTACAAGTACTGAGACTCCAACATTTACTCCAACAAATACGATCACAAATACTGTTACTAGTACTGAAACACCTACATTTACCCCAACTAATACTATTACCAGTACAGAAACGCCAACATATACACCAACGTTTACTCCGACTAATACTGTTACCAATACTGTTACCAGCACTGAAACGCCAACATATACTCCAACAAATACCCCAACTAATACTATAACTAAAACAGTCACTAGTACTGAAACACCTACATTTACTCCAACTAACACCTTGACACCATCCCCCACAATGCCTGACGGAGACTTTATATTACAAGAAAATAGTTTTGCCATTTTACAAGAAGACAACGATTTATTAATTATCGATTATCCTCCTACCCCAACCCCAACCCCTACTTTGTCTGAAACCCCAACTTTAACTCCAACAAATACTATAACGAAAACTGAAACACCTACGTTTACTCCAACTAATACAATTACTAATACTGTTACGAATACTGAAACTCCGACATTTACTCCGACTAATACTATTACCAATACAATTACCAGTACGGAAACTCCAACATTTACCCCAACAAATACGGTTACTAGTTCTGAAACTCCAACATTTACGCCAACTAATACGATCACAAATACTAAAACTCCTACATATACACCGACCAATACTGTAACCAGTACTGAAACTCCAACATTTACACCAACTAACACTGTCACAAACACTGAAACACCCACATTTACACCAACTAATACAGTGACAAGTACTGAAACACCTACGTTTACTCCTACTAATACAATTACAAATACTATTACTAATAGTGAGACTCCAACATTCACACCTACTAATACGATCACAAATACTATTACTAGCACTGAAACACCAACATTTACTCCAACTAACA